TCACCCTTTTCCCACCAACTGCTGCAAGCCATCATCGTGCATCGTACCCTCCGGGGAGAACAGGCCGATCAGATAGGCCTCTTCCCATTCGATCAATCCCCAGAGCCTGGCTGCGTCGGCAAGCTCGAGCATTTCGTTCAGCTCTTCGGCGCTCACCTGATTACGGCGGCGCGCGAGCATCGCAAGCTCGACAAGCTTTCGCCGATGAGCCTCCGGATCAGTGACCAGATCATCGCGAGCCTTGATGGCGGTCCGCCAATCAGCCAATGGGTTCTCAACCAAAACGACACCACCAGGACTGAAAATAGAAAGCCCCGTCGACTTCCTCAACACCCGTGATGTTCAACCCGGTCGTTCCCAATCCAGTCACCTTCGCGTCGAGCAGTCGCGGGAGAATGTCAGGCCCGGCCCCCGTCTTCATGATGAACGCCTCGACGGTCGCGCGGCCAAAGTTGGTGTTGCCTGACTCGTTCATCTGCACGTCACCCTTTATAGGGGTGGCGTCTCTGACCTCTTTCGCAGTCAGCGCCACACCAAGGCGCCGTCGTGGGGTTACAAGGAAATGCATGGTCGGCGCCTTAATACTGTACATACGTACAGTTAACGAGAGTTCATGCTTTTTGGTCAAGAAGCCTCGATCAGTGGTACACATTCGTTGCCTGCGGCGCCAGCTAACCTTGCCAAATAGGTGTGGCTAAGCAGGTTTTTCCATCCGCACGCATATTTTGTTAGTGACTCGTTTGGATTTATATTTGGCTCAAGGAGAGACATATATCAGGGAGGCAACATGCCGCAAAACAATCGATCTCAACGTCAGCTCGCTAGTTTGCGTCGCATGCGGGAATGGCACCTCAGTCAGGCAATGCGCGCCAGGCTTGACGGCAAGAAACAGGAAGCAGATTTTCACTTCCGATATTACGATTTGCTCGGTCCCGCAGTTGAGGTTGCGTCTAGCGAAGACCGACCTTAGGGAGGTCTGCTGACTGCGGGTTAGGCATAAGTCCAGAACAGGATCAGGACGATGCCCACCCAGGAGAGGGTCAGCAGAAAGGATAAGCCAGCAAGTCTCGGGTCCATGGTTTCGCCCAAATCCGTATGGGCGGCATTTTATGCATGTGGACTGTTACGGCAATAGTGGCGATTGGCACACATCACGGATGTAGGCCTGCGCCGCTTTCAGGGCTGCTTGGTCGGAGATGAGGTCTCTTCGGAGATCGAGAACAGCTTGTCCAGTTTCTCGACTGAGTTCGACGGAGCCTGCATCACCCACGCTGGGGGCGCTGGCGGCTTGGGGCACGTTGCCGCGATCGGCACTACAACTTCCCGCGATGCGCAACCGGCGAGTGCCGTCAGCAACAGCGCGGCGCAGAGATTCGTTTTCAGCATTTGCCCTTTCCTTCTGTTCCGTTGCGTCTTTGTCCAGGGCGGCAATTTTCTGCTCGGCGTCCTGCTGTTTGGCGAGCGCCTTGCGCGCCTGATCTGCCCCGGCGTTGGCGATCAGCGCGATGTCGGCCTGGCGGTTCGCTTCATTGGTGGCGATGACCTTGCCGTAGGAATTTGCCTGCCAGAACCATGCAACCGCGCCGCCGGCGAGGAACAGCGCGACGGAAATCACGGCGGCGCCGATCAACTTGATCTGGGCTTCGGTCATGGCACGTTCCTGAAGAAGATGTGGTGCCCGAGCTTCAGCGTCTGCTTCGCCTTGGCAGCCCAGGCCGGTGGCTTCGGCATGGTGGTCGCGTAATAGTGGGTCGCGCCGCCGGTTGGGTCAGGCTTCAGCCCGCCAATCACCTGCTCGGCTGCGAGACGGCACATCGTGTACTCCGCCGCCGGGATCGGCCTCGCACCACTCAGGAACGGATAGTTAGGGTCGTTCTTGTTCCAGCAGCTGAACTGGTACGGCTTCTGGCAGACACCGGTGTAGCCTTCGCCCCACCATGATTTGTCCTTGCCGTCGTCGACCCGGTTGCGGATCGACCAGGCCACGGCAATCATCCCCGCCAGACCCTCGCCGCGCGCTTCGCCCCAAAGGGTCCGCGCCAGCACATCACGATCTTTTTCAGTCACGTCCATCACTTATCTCCAGACGAAAAAAAGCCCGCATGCAGCGGGCTCGTTCAATTAGCTATGATTGGCCTTCGCCAAATAAGGAGAAAAACCAATGAGGATATGGATTATCTCGTGCCTCGTTGCAGCACTGTCAGGCTGCGGCACGATCAAGACGCTGAACGACGAGAAAGGCGCAGCTGACGACCTCGCGAAGTGGCAATCCAACTGCCACACAATCCCCAGGGCTTACAGCGGAATGAGTTATCAATTCTGCAACCTGAACAGCCCTCCCCGCTCAGGCCCTCACTGGGCCGTGACGCCGATTGCGCTTGATTTGGTTGCTTCCGCAATTGCTGACACGATCGTGATTCCTTACACCGGTTATCAGCAATACCAGCGTGGCGATATCCAAGTGCGGCGTAAGCAGTACTGAGTAGAGTCCGTCCAACTGTGCCGGCCCAAAGCGCACTTGGCGGGCATTGAGTCAGCGGGGTATTACTCGGCCGGCACAGGATCAGGCTGAGCCGGCGTTTCAGGGACCGCTTTTGAGGTGACAGTCACCTTGGCCGAGTAGCTGTTGAGTAGCTGCGCGGTGCGAATTTGGGACTGAGGGAAGGCCAGCAGAATCTCCCGCGCCTTGGCGTCTGCCTCGTCGGCAGTTGCAAATTCAACTTGGTTGTTAGGGTCGAAAGAATTGCTCGAATTGATCACGATAAAAGGCATATGAATCTCCATCATTTGGTTTGGTTTGAGTGGTGAAGCAGAAAGCCGCACCTCACCCGTACGGGAAAGGCAGGACCGTTGTTGCGATGACAAGAGCGATTGGATAGCGGTCGGTTATCAGAGCACCCACCGACCCAGGCACAGACATGATTCCGCCGAAAGCGGCGTCGATACCCGCGCCGGCAGGGCCGAACATAAAGCTCATGCCGCCGACTCGGCCATAGGCGCCCTCCGACATGTCCACCGTTTGTGGGTTAACGCCTGTCAGGTTGCCTGACCAGTACCCGGTACAGCCCCTTGAGAAGTTGAGGAACGCTGCGTATTCCACTCCCCCCGGAAGCCCTACATCGACGACGTAATGCGCCTGCGGGTCGACCGCGGCGGTTTGAACCCTGACGGTTTGCCACGCGCCTCCGGAATACGGTCCGGTGTACCTGCCGTATTGATCAAGCGCAGCTGGGGCCGGCGCCTGGATGGTGTAAAGGATGTTCAGCGGGACCTGGAGTGAGTTGAACGATATTGATCCGTCAGCGCGGCGAGTTTTAAGCCAAGGCTTGTTACCCGCCACGTTATCGTTCATCAGGTCGAAAACGTACGCTTTGGTGTTGGTGTCGCCGCCGCTATAGAAAAACTTCACGGTGTTGCCTGATCTTGCCACCCCTTGCAGGCAGCCCTTCCCTACGATGAAGCAGATCGGGTTCAGCGCATTGCCGACGGTGATCGAAAACATCTGATCACCAGCGCGCGTCGAATCGTCGTAACTTGATCCCGAGTTGGGGTCCAGGTTGATGCTCCGCAAGTATTTCCTCGGCCATGTTTCATCAGATTGCAAGTAAGCACTTTTTACAAGACCGTGCGTGATGTATTGAGTGTCGAATAAAACACTGCCGTCTGGCTTTCGGACTATTAAACTCGCCATCAATATGATCCATAAAAGATCCGGCAATTGGCTGAGAAGTACCCCCAGCCGTTCGTGTTGTAGGAATAGACCCAGCTCAAGCTTGTTCCGCTGAGAGATACCGCCGGCCTCTTCCCCTTCTCCCGTTGGAGATCAACCAGCGGCACGACAACGTAGTAGAGCTGCTTGCCCGCTGGGGGCGACGGCAGCGTTGCACTGCCGTTGGCCCCATTGGTATCGACCCACCCCATGTTCTGGCTGATCCTCATCGTCATGTTGAGGATCTCCTGCCCGGCTGCGTTTCTGATAATGAGGCCGGCCATCAGAGAGCCAACTCCAGCATCACTACGCCGCCAGATATCGCAAACAGACCATCCTCTCTGAGCTGAAGGTATTTGCCGTTTGTGGCTTTGTTCTGGATCGTTATTACCCCTCCGTTATAGTCAGTTGTCATGACTTGCTGTCCATAGTTAGTCTGTGCCGAGGAGACGATGTTTTGCCCGATGATTGCATTCGTGATTGTTGCCTTTTTAATTACCGCATCTCGAATGAATACTTGCCCCCCCTCCACTGCAAACGGCGCCGTGAATGTACCGCTGCTGGTTGGATCCGCGTTCAGCACCACGAAACTGTCAGCACTGACCGCAAACTGCGATTGAACAGGTCCTGTGCTGTTGTCCAATCCAATGCCGAAGCCTGCCGCCCACTGCTTACCTCCCGCTGTCACTCCCAGCTTGACCGTGTACGAACTGGATATCTTCCCCGCAGAGTCCGCAATTGTCGTCGCCTGCTGCTGGAGCTGGGCCGTGTTGTTGCCAACCGACGTTTGTAGCCCGGTGATGGACTGCGCCTGCGATGAGATAGAGTTTCCATGCTGAGTGACGGTCGTCGTCAGGGAGCTCAGGCCGGTAGCCTGTGCCGAGAGCTGGCGAGCAGCCTGCCCTGGTACAAAGTCACTAGCAGCGGTCGCATTGCCGATCTGGGTTTCCAACATGAAACCGTCAAAGAACGTGTCTGCCACAGCCGCAGTGCGGTTGGGAAAGATCACGATCACGCAGCGGTCGACCAGTGGCGCAGGAGCAGTGATGACCACGCTGTAGCGAGTTAGCGTCGTGGTGATGGCTTGCTGGCCCACTTCAACCTCAGTGGTTCCGCCAGCCGCTGTCACGTACTTCAAGCGTAGTTCAACGCTGTGCGCGACAGATCCATACGCCCAGAACGACAGGATATATTTCCCGTTCGGTTTCAATCTCAGGTTGTAGTCAGTGGTTGAGGTTCCGAGGTACAGGTACCCAGTCGCCGAGCTTGCTACGCCTGCTTTCAGCAAGTACCCGCCTGTTGAGGTTGCCAGCGCTACCGCGCTCAGTACCGCACCACTACCTGACGCCATCGCTGGAAGAGTCGCGCCGAATGTCGTGAACTCAACCGGCAGGATATTGGAGCCGGAACCACCAATCGCGTTAATGCTGTTTTGCAGCTGGGTTACAGCGCCAGATGTGCTGGTGATGTTGCCCTCGGCAGCGGTCACGCGGTTTGTCAACGTATCAACGGCCGAAGCACTTGCTTTCGTCGCTAGTCCACTGGTGGTGCTATTGACAGCGTTTTCCAGTGTAGTGGTTCGCGCCGCCACGCTGGTCAGCGTGGTCCCTTGCTGCGTGACAGTAGAAGTCAAGGAATCCACAGCGGCAGAGGTCGCGGCCTGCGCCGAGGTCACGACTCCACTGTTGTCGCTCCAGCCGGTTGCGGTAGCGGATATCTCCAGTTGCGCCCGGTCCATCTCGACAAATCCAGCGACTATAGTCCCGCCAGCGTTCGGACGGACACGAAGCAGGGGCGTGGTCGAGACTGTATCGGTCGGCAGGGCTGCACTTGTCAGAGTGATACGCTGCCATCCATTAGTCAGCAGGTTGATACCCTGAGAGGCCGTGGCGAGAACTGTTCCGGCTGCGTTTCGGTGCTGCATAAATAGCTGAAACCCGAGGCCTGCCGTTCCTCGCACATACACGGAAAGCGTTATCACCTGCCCAGCCGACACTGAAGGTCTCTTAGCGGCAGCGGTGGTCAAGTCTGCATAGGTTGATATCGTCATGCCCGAGATGTCGATACGTTGCGCTTTGCCCGCAGGATCCAGCGCCGAAGCGATAGAAGATGCGGCCCAGGTCGGCCCCGCAGGTGTTGAAACCAGCCATCCATCCGCCACCGTTGCTGCGCCAATCACGGAATCAAACGACGGGTTGTAGATCAGATTTTGTCCGCCCATGTCGCCAATGCTATTGGTCAGCTGGGTCAATTGCCCGCTCACGCTGGTCAGCCCGGTTTCAGTCTGAGTTACGCGCGCGGTCAGGGCGGTGGTTGATGCGGCTTGTGCGGCAATGGAAGCACCGCTGACTTTTCCATTGTCATGCCATCCACTAGCGACACTGGCCAACTCGAATTGAGCTTTGTCCAAGTCCACAAAGCCAGCGGTTAGACTTGAACCAGGACCCGAACGAATTCTGAATAGAACATCCGCTCTCACCGCCCCCGCAGGCGCCGCTCCGGACGTAAATACGGCACGCTGATAGGATGCAGCGCTGAGGTTGAAGCTGCCAGGGCCCTGGGTTAGAAGCGCGGCACCGGAGGCATCCTTGTACTGCAGATAGATCTGCAGCATAAGCCCGGTGTTGCCTCGCACGTATAGAGACACCGTGCTGATCACTCCTTCATAAACGGAAGGCCGGTAGTCTGGCGTTTGATTGCCCGGAACAAAGTCGACGTACTCTGTCCCAGATCCGGCAGAGAGCCCGGTCAAGTCAAGGCGCTGACATTTTCCTTCTGCCCCAAGGTCGGAATTACGCAACGTCGGGGTAACAGCAACCGCAGTCGACTTCCTCCAGCCCCAGCCCTCGGCCACATTGGCATTCCCAGCTGATGCGATATCAAAAGAAGGGTTGTAAAAAAGGTTTTCCCCGCCTACTGCCGAGATGTTGGCATTTATCGTGGTGATCGCACTCCCTGCCGCCGTCAGGTCCGTTCCCTGCTGGGTGACGGTGTTGCTCAGGGCCTGGACAGTTGAAGCCTCAGCCTTGGTCGCCACCTGCGCCAGAGCGCTTGCAGCAGCCGCAGCAGCATCCGTCGCCGCCTTGTCTGTAACCGCGTCCCACTTGCTCCCGGTCCAGCGTTTTGGGGTGTTCGCGTTGTTGGTGGTGTCGATCCAAAGGTTCTGCGCCAACTGATCGGCAGCCGCCGGCGTCGCCGACTGAACGATGACCTTGCCCTTCCCGCCCGCCAGCGTGTTCGCCGCGTTCGCTGCGTTCTGCGCTGCAGTGACGTTCTGGTTGGTGGTCGTCAGGCTGCTGTTCAGACCGGTGATCGCCGTGCCCTGGCTGCTGATCGAGTTTTCAGCAGTCGTGACGCGGCTCGACAGGCTGCTGACAACGGACGAATCTGCCTTGCCGTCCAGAGAGGTTTGCAGCCCGGTGATCTGGTTCGCCTGCGCGGTGTTCACGCCCTCGATGCTGGTGATCTTGGTTTCAGCGGTGGTGACGCGCGCGGCAAGGCCGTTTGCTGTCTGCACTGCCTGGCCCACGTTCAGCCAATAGGTGGCGTTCGGCGGTGCCGTATTTTTCGGTACGTTCTGGGTCGCCTGATAGATGATCCCGTCAGCGCCGAGCACGCCCTGCCCAGCCGTGTAGGTCTGGTCCGCCTTGTATGGCATCGAGTCGGCCAGATCCGCAATCTGATCGATCTGCGCCTGCAGCTCGTTCTGCACCTCGGTCACGGTGTTGCTGACGTCGGTGATCTGGTCGCCCAGGTCGGTTCTAACCTGGTCGAGGCGTTCGTTCACCGAGCCCGGGCCGTCGCCGCCGATCTTGCCAATCTCCCCCAGCAGTTCCTGACCCAGCTGGCTTTCAGTGATCTCGCCGGTCAGGTAGTCGAGGATGTCATCGGCATCGGCACTGGCCTGACCGTTCACGACAGTGGGTGCTTGCGGGAACCACGGACCGACGTTGCCGGTGCGGTCGACGAGGCGCGCCCAGAAAAAGAACGACTGACCCGCGCGGAGGCCCTGCATGGTGTAGTCGGATTGTGGGTAGGCCAGATCGGCAAGCTTGGTCGCCGTCGCCAGATCAGGCGCCTGGCTGTACCAAAGCTCTGTCCGCTGGGTGTCTTCCGCGTCAGGCGGAAAGGTCCATTTCACACCGATGCCGAAAATCAGGCTCTCGGTGGTCAGCGATGTGATCGCAGGCGGCAGACCCTCCTTACCGTTCAGCAGAGTTGGTTCGGAATACGCCCACAGGGACGAGTTTCCATTAACGCCAACAGCCGAAACCCGAGCCGTATAGGTGCCGGTGTAGATGCCCGACACCTCGATCGATGACGTGTAAGTGATACCGGCATAAACCCAGTCGCCCGAATCCTTCTTCCACCAGACCTGATAGCTCTGTGCGCTGCGTGCAGGCTCCCACGTAATGCGCATGGTTGCGATTGTCAGGCCCTGCTTCACGGCCTCATAGGTCGAGAGCTGTATATTAGTAGGCATTGCCTGCACCGCGCCCGGAAGCGTGGTGGTTGGAGGCGTGACAATCTGCGCGCCGCTGTCGATGGCGGCAAATTTGCTCGCGTTGTGCTGAACCGCGACCACGTCATATTGAAGCTTGTCGTCACCGAAGTTCTCGGTGATGGTCAGGATGCGATAGGTTTCAGGCACGACCTCTGCGGTCTCGATCGCGTAGACCGACTCGGTGACTGGAGCCGCGCTGAAGTTCTCGGTGACGGTGATCACGCGGCCGGCAACGGTTTTGATGATGCGAGTCTGAGCCGTACCGTTCGGCTGGATGACAACCAGAGTATCGCCGGCGGCGACGGTCAGGTCATCGTCAACGGTGACGCTGTTCGTGGTTGAAGCCTTGACCCGGCCGCCGATTGGCTTGCCCGCGTAGTGCTGGTCTGCAACACGAATGATCTGGCCTGGTCGCGCGAGCACGCCATCCAGCCCGACACTGAATTGAATGGTGCCGGTTTCCAACTGGTTGGTCAGCAGCGTGTAATGACCGAGACGCTGGGCCTGGCCTTGCGACACGCAGCCGAACGCCGTGATTTCAGTTTCGCGAATGCCGTAGCGCGCGATGGCCTTTGTGTTCGGCACATACTCGACTTTCTGCGCACCGAAGTCGTCGCGATCAGTCCAGCTGACTTTCGCAACGCTGAAACGAGTGGATCCGGACGAGCCGGGACGGCTGAAATAGCCTTCGATGACGTTGGCATTGGTGTAGGTGTACACCGGGTCGTTTGGCATATCAGCGGACGCGACCACTTCGCTGCCAGCGTAATAGGCCATGCCGCGAAAGATGCTGGCCAGATCTTGCAGGACCTGGAGCGCATCGGCGCGCGACTGCAAATACAGATTGCAGGTAAAACGAGGCTCCTGCCCGCCCTTGCCGTCCGAGACCATCGCATCGCAGTACTGCGCGATCTGGTAAAGCTCCCACTTATCGACGTTGTCGCTGCTGATGAAGCGGCCCAGACCGTAGCGATCATTGATGATGATGTCGCGGTAGATCCACGCCGGGTTGTCGGTCCACGCCAGTTTGAACGTGCCGTCCCAAGTGCCCGAATAGGTGCGCGACTCGGGGGTGTAGTTGCTCGGCACCTGGATGATGCGGCCCTTGATGCGGAAAGCGCGCTCAGGAATGTTCGAGAACTGGCTCGCATCGATCTTGATCCCAACTAAAGCGGTGTAGGGATATTGCAGCTTGGCGTCGATGACTTCGGTGTAGCTGACGACCGTCGTGGTGTCGCCGATCTTGGCATCGGTGTAGTCAGGCGTGGTGCGGCGGACGCGAATAGACCAACCTTCTTCTGCCGCTGGAAGATCGATTCGGTGCGAGCGCTGATAACCGGTGGTTGTCTTGCCGTTGAACGCAGTGGTGATGATCGGCACGTAGTCGGAGCCGTCCGTAGAAAGCTCGACGACATAGTTCACCGTGAAGCCATCGGTGTCGCCGTCACTGTTCTGCTGATACAGGGCGGACGCCCCAAGGCGCAGACGAACGCCAGACAACTGCAGGTTGCTCAGGCTCTGGGTCCAAGGCTGGGAGGCCTTCAGCTCAACGCCGACCGCGTGTTCGGTCTCTACAGACGGAAAACCGGTGATGTAATCCTGATCGTGCTCGCCGAACCGCTGTTCCCAGGTCACGCCGGTGAAGTTCATGGACCCATCGGTGCCTTGAATCGGTGTCTCGTCCAGATAAATGGACCGAGCGCCGTTGACCAAGCCAACGATCGGCCCCTCGCTGATGGCGTCCAGAATGTTCGCGTAACTGGTGTTGATCAGGCTGTCCGGGCTTTCTACAGGCGTGTGGCTGCTTTCGCTGCCTTTGGAGCCGCGAACTATGGTGTCGGTCATTGGAAAGCCCTTACTGTTCGTCTTCGGCGACGATGCCCAGTGAAATCATGGCGGAACCCACGGTCATCTCGCCGTAGCACAGCGGTACCGGGTTGCCTTGGGTGACGGTGTTCTTTATGCCCGCGAAGTTGTAGCTGGGCTGATTATCCGCAGCTTCGCTGCTGTCGATACCGGTTTGGGTGCCTGTGACCATCTGTGCGACGCCGCCGATTGCCAGGGAGAAGCCTACGGCACCAACTGCTGTCCATACGGCGGTTGCGGTTGCGCCGTAGAGGGCGCCGGATCCGGTAGCAGCCAGGCCACCAGAAAAGTAACTGGCGACCGCAATTAACACCACACCGATAACTGTTTGCAGACCGCCGCCGTTCTTGCTGCCCTGTACCACAGGAGCTATGCGGATGTCGTTGTGGCTCGGAGGGTCCCGCAATTGGTCTTGGCTGAGGTTGCGTTTGCCGTAGAAGACCGCAAATGAAAGGCCTACGTCCTTCGAATCTGCCAGAAATTGATTGAACCCTTGATGGAGGATGCCCAAGGCTCTGACGGCCTCTGCAGCAGAATTCACAGCCAAATAATGAGTCCGTCCGAAGCGAGCGCCCAGCTTTCCATAGAGTCGAATTGTCCGAATGCGCTCCGCCATGCTTTTCTCCAGGCATAAAAAAACCGCCCGAGGGCGGCTCTATGAATTGATAGGTATCAAATACAGGATCTGACCCTTGGTTTTAGTTCTTTGCCAATGGCCCCACTTCCGTAGTAGCTGACCCGTGTCTTTCCATCGGCCGGAAGTATGTCCACAAACAGCTGGGTCTGCGCCATCAGCACCGTTTTCCCGCCATGTTGGTTCGGCTGGATAAGAGCCTGCATCGGCTGTCCGTACCATTTATATTCTTGCCAGCTGAACAGGATACAGCTGGATACGGCGTCGACTGTTTTATCAGTGCTGTAGCTGTCAGTCGGACCTTCCGCCCTGCGTTCTTCCGGGGAAACAGAACAGCCGGCGAGTAGGCCCAAACCCAGTACCAGCAGCAGCGTTCTCATGCGACACCCCCAGTGGCTTCCGCAAGGTCACTGCCGCAGTGCTTGCATCGAATCGCGACAGCAAGAATTTCCTCACCGCAGTAGGCGCAATCTTTTTTTGGCTTCCGCGAGGCTGCTGTGCCAAATGCAGATGCCGGATCCGCCGCAGCCTCGGAAACGACCACAGTCGTAGGATTCTTTAAAGCCCAGACAAGGGCTGCAACCCACCCCAGCAGGCTCCAGCCTAGGAAAAAATTGATAGCTGCGATCGCGGGTAAATTCTTGCTTTTGCGCAGAGCCGCTTCGATGGTAGGCAGCATGTAGAACGCCGGGATGAAAACCAGCCCGCTGAATACGACAAAGGTACCAAAGGAGTTTAATGGCCCTGGCTCTTTGCCCATTGAGTAACTGTAGAGCGCCAGAAATCCTAGAACCAACAACCTGACAACGAACATATGAACTCCTTGCTCACCCGTCACGGCACGTCCATGACCAAGATAGGGATGCTATCACCAGCAAAGTTGGATGCAAAATTCTGACGATTTTCGATTGGCAGGGAGGCCCTATGGCCAGTAAAGCCGTGTTCAGACGCCACAAAGTGCGCCGTACCTGAGTGTGAGCCGTGTCGCTTCTTTCCAATATCCGCCGTACACATCACGCTTGGAGTCGCGTCCGTACAAGTGATGCAGAATTGAGCCGAGCACCGGATGATAATCCGGCTCGGTCTTGAGCATGCCATCCGCAAGGTAGATGCCTGCATGATTCGGGACCGGTGACCGCACTTGCATCAGAATCAGATCGCCCTGCTGGAGATCTGTCTGTTCAATTCTGACGAAGCCGGCTCCCGCGAAATTGTCGGTGTAAAGGTCCTTCCCTTCGTTCCACCATCCATCTTCGCGGTCGTATTCCGGTAACGTGATGCCCAGCTCGCGCTGGTAGTAATCACGCACCAGTGAGTAGCAGTCGAGAACCCCGTGCCTGAATGGACGCCCAATCAGTGGCGCCTGGTAGCCAGTTGGCTCATGTATCAGATGGCTGAACGGCTCGCCCTCACGCACCTCAACGATCAGCCATGGCAGCCCAGTTCCTTCCATCGATACTCGATCTGCATGACTGAGGCGTGCTGACTGTCCAGGATGGCTGTGCACGATGGCGGTTATCTCGCCTTGGTCTTCGGCAAGCGCCCATGATTCAGCACTGATCTTGAAATCGTCTTCCGGCTTCTCCGCGGAGTTTGGGACGGGGACATATTTGTTCGCTCGACCGCACCGAATGATCAATCCGCAACACTCTTGGGGAAACGAAGCCCTGGCGTGGTCATAGATCGCTTTGACGGCGTCTTTCGAAAGCCTCATTCAACACCTCAGTACCCTGCGCTCGGGTATGAGCCGTAGCGGAGCGGGTTGTTCGCGCCGAAGCGCAGCTTGCAGCCAAGGAGCGTGCCGGAGCACATGTCTTTGGCGGGATCATCTGTCGGAACGTCCTTGTCGGTGAAGTAGGCCGAACCGGTGTAGCCGCAGTAGGCGCCCCGGTATCCGCCAATCACCAGCCACTGACAGCAGTTGGCAACGATCTGACGCCCTGGCAGCTTGCGATCGGTCGCAATCAGCGGAGACTTGAGAACGAACGTGGCGTTCGACGCGTCCGCCGCTTGCTTCTGGTCGATGGTGTAGACGTCATCTGTGAAATGCTCGTCCGCATTCGCTTCAGGGTTTCCGCCCGGGAAGTTGACGGCATCGAGGTAACGCCCCAGCGTCCGGTGGCGAACAACCTTCGCGTCGACCAGATCCTGATACGTCGCACACAGAGCGGTGATGAATCCGGTGACGTTGCCTACGGCCAGTGTCGGGTTGCTCTGTTGCCCTTCCCCCGTCATCCCCATGCCATCGACCTTGATCGGCCAGGGCGAGTACTCGACGCCCTGCCAAGTGATGCCGCCAAGCTTGGTGTAGCCGTGGAAGTAGTAGATGTCGCCGGCGATCGCGCTCAGGTCCAATTCAAACAATTCAACGTACTGACCTGCCTCAAGCTTCTGGACGTCCTCATAAATGCTCTCGGCCATCAGGTCACCTGGTAGGTCTGTTCGAACGTGGCAGTCAGCGACCACGCCTTGCCGCCCAAATCCGTAGGGGCAAAGGTGTCACAAGTGAAATAGAGGGGGCCGTCGAATGGCGTAGCCCAGATGAAAGCCTTGTATCCCTTCTGGGCGCGAAGAAATGCGAGAATCGCGGCGATCCGCGCCTTCTCGCCGGTAAACGTCAAGTTCCATGACTGGGTTTCGTTATTGATCCCGTCCGCCGCGCGCTGCTTGTAGCCTTGCCCGAACTGGGCGGAACGGATGCGCTCCGTGAATGTGCCCGGCGCCGACTTATCAGGGCGCCAGGTGAATGTGTCAGCCATTACGCCCTCCCATTGATGGCTTTACGGATATTCCCTTGCGGGCCAAGCGACTTCGCTTCCAGCTGCTTGTAGCGAGCCTCGACGAACCGCCCGATCTCGGCGCCGAACTGCTCCATGCCCGAGGTATTGCTGCTCACCTGAGAGTTTCCGTCGCCGCTGATTTGGATCGAGACCGCAATCGGGGAAGATCCGCCGACACCAGCAGAAACCGAGGCCGCACCAGAGCCCAGCGGAGTGACACTGCCGCCGTCCGCTCCGGTCATAAGGTAGGATTTTCCTCCCTGACTGAAGAGTTCAGGACCCAGTTCGTTCACCTGGTACAGCGAGTTCGGCGCAACATCACCGCCGGTAGCGCGCTGACCAGCTACATAATCCTGAAACTCCGATCCGGTGTAATCGGATTGGGATGATCCTGCGGTGCCGCTGCCGCCGAAATACGAGCCAGCGGCGGATGACACCAATCCAAAGGCTGAGCTGAAGATGCCCGCCGTCGCCTTGCGCGCCGCAATACGTGCCAGATCAGAGATCACAGACTTCGTGAAGTCGGAGAACGACAGCTTCCCGGTCAGGGCGAAGTTCGTCACCGCGTCTTCCATCGAGCTGAAGGCGTTGCCGAACAGGCTCTTGGTCTGCCCCGCAACATCCTTGGCGCTGTCGAGGTAGTTTTCCCAGGCAGCGGTCGCGCCGTTGCTCCAGTCGCCCTGAGCAGTCTGAACGTCAGCGTAGTTCTGCCGGATCTGGTCGGTCGCCTTCTTATTGGCATCGGCCAGAGCCTGGGACTTCTTGGCGAACTCCTCTTCGGACATGTTGCGCGACGGATCAGACTTCTGATTCGCCAGGTCCAGCGACTGCTGCGCAAACCGATCCTGCTGGCTGTTCAACTGAGCATCGAGTGCGTTCTGCCGATCGCCGCGGCCCACACCCAGCACCGCGCGCTGCCCGGCAAGTTCAAGCGCCCTCTGTTGCTGATCCAGCGCCTGCACATACTGCGTGATTGACCGAGTCTGCTTGTCGATCCGGCCTTTTTCGTTGTTGGCCAGAACGTCCAGCTGGCTGTCAGCGTCTTTTTGCGCCTTGACCATGCTGGTGCGCGCATCGGCAATCTTTTGGTCAAGCTGGATGCGCTGTTCGCCAGTGGTCGACGACTTGTCGCGCACCGCTTGCAGGGCAGCGATTTCAGCCTCGTACGCTGCGGTGAGGTCGCCCTTCTCCTGCTCAACTATCGCGACGCGCTGGCTGCTGTACGACTCCGCCGAGACCAGCCCGGCCTTTTGAGCGGAATCCAGTTCCTTTTCGAGGTTCTGGTAGTACCCGGTGATCGACTTGAGATTGTTCTGAGCGTCATTGTACCCGGTCAGGTTCAGCTGGTTTGCCGGGCCTTTCGGGTCTTTGAACTTGTCGTTGATATTGGCGAGGTTTTTGTCGACCGTCGCTTGGTTGAGCCGGGAGTCATTGGGATCGGTCTTCCGGATGTCGTCCAGCCACTTCTTGTATTCCTTTACCGCCTCAGTGCGCTTCTGTTCGTTGGTCCACGACGATTTCGTCAGAGCGTCGATCTTGCCCATGGCACTGATCGAGTCTTGCTGTGCCTTGGCCTGTTCTGCATCGTACTTCGCGATGTCAGCGTTGGCAGCCTTCGTGTCCTTCAGGAAGGTCAGCTTGTCCGTGTAGTACTCGATCATTTCCTGCTTGTTTTGGAACAGGCCGACATCGCCGGCTTGAGCCTGATCGAGATCCCGCTGTGCATTGGCGATATCTGTGTCGATATCGGAGCGGCCCAAGTTCTTCAACCCGTCAGCGGCTTTCACGACCGCCAGATAACCGCGCTCCCAGAAACTCAGGTTTTCAAGAATCTTGGGAGTACGCTCATTGATTGCGTCGGCGTACTGCTCAGTCGCGAGCTTTACCGCTGCGGCATGGTCGCCCTGCTCTTCCAGCGCAGCGATCTGCGAGTAAACGGATGCAGTGAGGTAGTGATACTGCTCGTTCAGGGCCGCAGACGCCTTCACAGGGTCGTCGGCGAGCTTCACGAACTCGGCAATGGTGGCGCTGACGGCGGTTCCGGTCGCCTCTTGCATGCCGACGGCGGCTTGGGTGATCGCCCCAAAGCTGTCGCCAGCGATTTTGCCGTTGGCTGCCAATGTCGCAAGGACTTCGGCGGCAGCGCCTGTTGTGCCTACCGTTGCGCTGACCTGCCGAGCCAGAGCTCCAAGTTGTTCAGCGCTTACCCCCGCTGCGTTGCCGGTGGTAATAAGCGATTTGTTGTAGCTGTCGGCCTCCTCGCTGCCTTTGTAGTAGGCAATGCCGAGGGTAGCCACCACGGCGGCAACTGCTGCAATGGGCGCAAGGATCGCGGCTAGCCGCAGTGCTGAAGTGCCAGCGCTTGTCCCGATCTCCAGAAGGTTGTGCGCTGCTACGCGGAAATTGCCCTCGGCCAGCGCATTGCCCAACTGAAGAACGTTCTCGCGCGCGCCCTTGGTGTTCAGGCTGAACTTCGATGTCTCGTCGCCCAGACCTTTGACCTTCTGCCGCGCGGTGTCGATATCTGCCGAAAAAGTTTTGTAGTCGTCCTCTCCGAGGTTGCCAGCGGCGCGATGTTTGTTCAGCAGCTCCTGTTGATCGTCCAGCTTCTGCAGCGCGGCGAGCGTCGGGCTGATCTTGCCCAGCAGTGCTTGCAAGCCCTCCGCCTGTACGCCGGTGGCCGCCGCTGTGTCCTTCGCAGCCTTGGCGCTATCCTGAGTGGTCCCGACAAGCGCGTCGGACTCGGCCTGCATGCGCTTCTGCAGCGCGAGGAGACTTGCCGTTGAATCGCGACTGACATCCATCGCGCCGGCGGTGCTAGTCACGCTGGTAGTCAGGCGCTGGTAATATTCGCTGTTCTTCAGCGACGTCTGCGCGGTTTCCAGCAGCCGTGCCTTCGCATCCTCGGTTGCCTGCGCGGCGCGGGCCTCAGCCTCTGCCAGTTTGTCAGCCGCATCAGCGGTCTTCTTGAAACCGGTGGTGACGCCGTCAGCGGCTTTTTCGGCGTTGGCTCCAGCCTCTGTGAGCTTGTCCAGATCGGTCGCGGCCTGGACGGCATCACCCGAATCTACCGCTATCCCGAGTTCGGCGATTGTGCCCGACATGAGTGCTCCGTTATTTCGATTCGCTCATGACGAGCAATGCCTCGGCCTCCATGACGCGGATGTCGTGGAATACCTGACTTCTGGTTTTCTTGGGGATCCCAACGAGGGCCATGATTGCCGGGACGGCGGAGTAATCGAGACCGGTAGGTCCAGCCATGCCTACGCGCCACTGAGTGCCCATCGCCTCCATGACGACGAACGCTGGCCAGTTTTCGGGAAGGATCTCGACCGTCTCATCCAGGTCAGCAGCAGAGATGCCGAACAGGGCAAGCTGATTGGGCGGTGCCACAGGCTCGTACAGCGCCTGCGACACCTCTTTCAGTTTCCCAGTCGAACCACCGCGAAGGCCTTCTGGTACGCCTGGACAATCGCATCACCAGCGCCGGCCGAGGTTTCGACCAGAGCGCGAATGGCATCAGGCGTGAACTTGTCGTCGAAGCCCCAGCCCACAACCAGTTCGCTCACCTGTTCGATTTGCCGCTCAATGTTCGCGTCAGTTATGTCGACCAGGGTGATATCGTCGCCCTTTTCCTTGAACCGCTCTTGATCCTCTTTCGCCGCTTGCTGCCACCCCGCGAAAAGTGCGGCGAGTTCCTTGCGGTTGCGGTATTTGAACTCGAACGACACCTTGTTAAAGGTGCCCCCCACACGAGGAATGTCCACGTCCGCTTTGAACGTGGGGTTTTGGGCGATCTTGAACTTGGCCATGCGGATTCCTTACGACAGGTATCGGGTTGGTTCGGATTGCAGGGCGAGGCTGACGGTACGGGTCAGCAGGTTGTTGCGCGATATTGCTGGCTGCTTGGAGAACGAGATGAACGCGCCGTAGAGCAGTTGGTCGGTGCCGGGCAGGACCAGCCGTGACGCTTGCACTTGTTTGCCGGCGTCAGCCTTGAGCAGAACAGCGTTGAAAGGCTTGGATGGGTCATCAGCGATGGTCAGCGTCATGCTGGCTGCGGACTTGTCGGTGGGAACCTGCTTGCCCTGGTCATCCTCGAGGAAAACCACGTCGAGATAGTTCTGATCGCCGCCCGAGAAAGCCAGGTCAGACACTTGAGGCACCTGAACCCAAGTCAGGACCTTCTTCATGCTGCCGACACCGCCGCCCGCGGGGAACAGAATCACATCGCTGGTATCAACGCCTTCCAGCGTGATTGCAGTTGCAGTGGCAGTCTTCACGCGCACCACTTTGTTATCCAGCTTGCTCCAACCGGAACTGAGCAGGACGATGTCGCCGACCGCAAGGGACGCGCCGGTGACGGTCGCCACAGCTTCGGTGGCGTTCGACAGCGCCGAGAACGGCAGGACAGCGTCGTAAGTAGCCGCGACCTGGTAGTAGCCGCCGTTCGGGAGTTTGTAGCCCATGGGATTTTTCCTCTTCGCAAAAATGACGAACCCCGCACTTGGCGGGGTTCAGGGTTTGCCCAATGGGCGGGTTAAGCTCGATCGGCCCGGTACTGAAACGAAGCCGATACGGTAAGCGTGGTGTCGTCGACGATGGCGGGCCCGGGTTCAATAGGCGTCAGCACCATCACCTCGAGGTCGCCCTGCTGCAGTCGCAGGAAGGCCGGGAAGAGACCGTCGAGTTCATCGACGAGCCCTTCCGCATCGCCGGTGCCGTTGCCGGCCGGTGACACGATGCTGATCTGGAAGACGCCGGTGTAAACCCGGTCCGTGCCTTCCAGCGTCTGGGTGTCGGTCCCTGCTGGAAGGGTGAAGGCTCTGATGTAGGTCTCATTGTTCGAGGGCTCGAACTCAACGCTCTCGAACGCTACGCGCAGATCGCGCTCCCCTGCCCACGCAGCAAGGCGTTGCTCGTACAAACGCCGGATGACTTGATGACTCATACCTGGTTGTTCCTGATGGCGTCCAGCACGATTTGCTGGAAGCGCGCGACGGTGATGCGGACCATACCGCCCGGGGCCTGTTGGGAATGGCCGAACTCCAGCGGGATCGCATATGGCAGTGAGTTGGTGATGTAGGCCGTGTCGCCCGCCTTGAACTCGATTGCTCCATCGACGATCCGTGCAGTGGACTTCCGCCCGCTCGGGTCGACCTCCTCCGTCGTGGTGTTGTCTGGCGACCCGATGCTGAACATCCAGTTGCCACGGAACCGGCCCCCGACGTAGTCCTTACCGGAAACCAGCCCGTTCACATTGAAGTTTTGCAGCCGCTCGGCCTTGGTCAGCGGCTTGGCGTACTTAACACCCTTCTTGAGCTTCCCGGACTTGGTGAAATTCGATTCGGTCAGGTTTATGACCGTGTTACGAGCTGCAACCTTGAAGTCGTAGTCGTCGGCTTCGCGGGTGTTCTTCTCGCGGTGCGCGACGTTGGCTGCCCAGATCTCGGGGTTACCCACTGGTGACATGCGAATCACGCTGCTGCCGAGTTCGATCACGATCTCTCGCAGGCTAGCGTCGATTGCTTCCTTGGCCTGCTCGGCGAACTGGGCCAGGCTCAGCGCGAAGCTGCCGGACTGGCCGGAGCCCGCGCGGCTCATGACCGCACCTGCAGCTCGTACAGCAACGGCGTGCCTGCGGGATTGATCTCTTTCAGTGGAGGGACGATAGACCAAGTCTTGCCCTGGATGACCGCCTTGCTCAGCAGAGTGGGCGGCAAACTGAGCCCGCTCGCGGCGATCTTCAGTTTCTTGTCGCCAACCTTGATCAGGCTGTTGGTCTGGAATTCTTGACCGGTGAAGTCGAGCAGGATGCCTTGGGCTGTTCGCTCGGTGACTGTGTCCGGGCCGGTTTTGCCGGTGGCGGGGTCGTAGACGCCCTTGATCGTGTCGCGAAGGGTGACTGGCTGACCAAACTCAGTAATCAGCTCAAGGGACATCACGGCCATTTCGTCATAGAATGACATTCAACTCACCGGCGTATAAGTTAATGAATACGAACGACAATCTTCAGGAAATTATTCGAATTGCGAAGGCTTACGAATTTGCTATTCAGATATATAGCTTTGACAGGGGGCTGCTTAGGCAGGAACTGCTGCGCATCCTGAAGGACGCACTCAAAGGGACATTTGTGGGGGATGCAACCAGCACGATTGGCAATAGGTTGGTTCCGGAAAAATATGAAGACTTTTCGGTGGATCGAGTAATTCACGCTGTTGAAAGCTGGATTGAGGAAGGCAGACCGCCGCGTCAGTTCAGAGGCGACAAGCTCATCAACGATCTGGCGATATAGCTCAGGCTCTCACCGCAAACAGACCACGCTTGAGCAGGTAGTCAGCAAACTGGGTAGCACTCGGCCGATCCGGCGCGGCGGGCAGCAGCCGTGAACTGTTGCTGGGGATCACGGCGTATTCCCGGGTAACAGCGCCTTCGACACGATCCAGCGTCACGGCGCCTTTGCGCTGTTCAATCGGGTCGATGTCGTCAGCGTGAATCTCGGCGGCCAACGCCATCTGTCCGTACTCGATCCGAGCTGGCAGGTAGTTGTCCGGTTTCAGTTCACAATCCAGCTCCACGCCACGCCGAGGCCAGGCCAGAGCCTGATCACTCGACATCTTGCGCCCCTTCCACGTCATGCCATCCATCGCCAAGGCGGCCCGGCGCAGCAATGCTTCCTGCGCTGGCTCGTCTGCCGGGATCGTCACGCCGAACTTAACGGCGTAGATGACCAAATCGGCAGCACTCGCGTAGCTTTCGGCATCAGGCTTGCCGGTACCGTCCTCGGTGATGAGTGCCATGGGTTATTCCGCTGGGATGAGGGCTTGAAGGTCCGGCTTCAGTGCATTGGCATCATACTCGATGCCCTTGGACGCCAGCCAAGCGCGCAGGTCTTCAACGTTCATTTTCTTCGGATCGGTTTCAGGCCCGGTCTTTTCAGACTTGGCTGACCACTCTGGCTTCAGTCTGGCAGCCGGCGTTTTGTCAGCGGCACCGTCACGGCTGTCCGTCACGTTCGAGTCGACGATGATCAAGCCGGCCTTCTTGGCCTGCGCCTTCACGTCGCCTTCGTAACGGTGAAATGGGCCTGGCAGATACCAGATGTTGTTCTCGCTCATGATTGCATCTCCGCCAAGCCGAGCACACGTCCCGGCTTGGACATCAGGGGTTACTTGGAGGCGTCACCGATCAGGGCAACACCGGCGGTGTCCTTGATGCTGGCTGCGGTTTTGTCCCAGTTGGTGCCGGTGGCCAGCGCCGCACTGGTCGGCGACTTGCCGCCGTTGGCGGTGTCCCAGGTGTAACCCTTCAGGCCGAGACCGAAGGTGTAATCGACCTGAATGGTGGTCTCGATACGAGTCTGGCCGTTGCTGGTTTCGACGTTCGAGATGATGTCGCGGCTGTCATGAACCAACGCGGCGCCGGAGGCCAAGCTGAGGATGATTTCCTTGTTCGGCGTGCCGGTCTGGGACAGCGCCGGAGCGTCGGTGACCACGGAGGTCTTTCCGAGGATATCGACCACCCGAACGTTGCCGGCCAGGAACAGGTTGTTGACGTTCGCCAGGTTCTGGCCGACCAGCTTGTGCCACGAACTGCCGGTCATGACCTGGGCGACGAGGTTCTGACTGGCATCGCCGAACTTCGCGTGCGAGCTGTTCAGACCCGCCTGCGAGATGCCGGCGGTGGCCGACACGTCGTTGACAGCGGCAGCCTGAGCGGTGATCGCGGCGACCAGTGCAGCAATGGCGGTGTTCAGCTGATCCTTGAGCAGGATTTCAGCAAACGCGCGCGAGGCCACTTCGATGCCCTGAGCAGTCGGGCGTTGCAGCCAGGTCATCTGGGAAGGCTCATAGCGAACCGGGCCGAAACCACCAGCCACCTTCACGGTGGTGTTCTGCAGCTCGGTCAGATCGACCGGAGTCACAGCAGCCTGAGCAGCGTAACGGTTCACACGGCGCTGGGCAGAAGCCAGGTTCTGGAAGAACGACTCCTGCAAGAAGTCACCGGTGAAACCTTCCGGCGACAGAACGATGGCGCCGTTGCTGGCAGCGTTGAACGCCGCGAGCATTTGATCCAAGGTCTCCAGAGTCGCCGGCATGACGTAATCGTTGAAGACCTGCATTTGAGACAGGGACATGTGTTATTCCTTAATTGAGAGGGAGGTCCGGGAACTTGCTGGCGATTGCCGCTGTGCGTTCCGTTTTAGTGCCGCCGATGTTTCCTTTTGCGGCCCCGCCGCCATTCCCAGCACCTGCAGCCCCGCCGCCCGATGCCTTACTGCCAGCGATCAACGGCGCGAACGCCGTGTCGTTGGTGAATTCTGCTTTCAGCTCGTCCAGCGTTGCCGCCGAGAGCTTGCCTGCCTGATCGAGGACCACGACGGTGGGTTTACCGTCACGCAGTTCAACGCTCAGGCGGCGTTCGATATGAGGTAGCAACGCCTTGGCGCTGCCTGGGATTGCCAATGCTGCTGCGATATCGGTCGCGGTGCGGCCCACGGTCAGATCCCGGATCTGGCTACCGAGGCTGCCACGCTCCTGCTCGAGTAAACCGTTCAGCTCAGCCTCGCGGCGGTTGTACTTTTCCGACCAAGACTTTTCGAGCTCTTCGACGTTGCCGGACTTGCGCGCGGCTTCTTCACGCTCTAGGCGTGCTGCCTCTTCGGCATCCTTGCGAGCTTTCTCTGCGGCTTTCTTCTCGCCCAGCAGCTCATCGACCTTAGCTTTCAGGCCGGTGACGTCTTCCTGTTGCGGTAAGCCTTCGATGCCCAGCACGAATTTTCCGTCTTTTTCGGTGTACAGCGCGCGCACGGATTCGTCGACGCCATCAAGGGTGTCCAGTTGGAACTTCAGCATTGGTTGTCTCCCAGAGACGAGGATGCAGGCCCTGCCTGCGAAGAAAAAACTTGATTTAGATCTTCGTTGTAGTTACATTGGAATCACAACGAAGCAAAAGGAGCGGTAAATGAACTCGGTGCAATTCATTCATGGTGAAAACGGCGAAGCGATCTTTGCGGTGATGCCAATCGCTGCGTATCGGGATCTTGTCGGAGGTAGGTCAGGTTTAGAGCTAGAGGCTCAAAACCACCCACTTGTTAATGAGGATCAAACAATGATCAAACTCCCTTACGGCGGCCTTAATGCTTATCTGCACGTGCCTGACCTGGTGAGCTATTTGCAAAAGCATGGCATCACGCATCTTGCTATCAATCAACGAGCTCAGGTTTACACTGCATATCCGGAAAACCAGCTCATGACCCTGGACCCCATCATCCGTCGCGAATTCATCGACGACCTGCGCTACAAAAACACGATGCAGGCAACGACCGAAGTGATTGATGCATTGGTATCGACTGGAAAATTCCGCCGGTGCAAGCAACGCTATGAAGGCGTATTTACCCGCGCCGTTAATGCGATTGAACTCGTCGACTAACCGGCCAAGCAGGGCTATCTCAGCCCTGCCTTTTCAAATGCAAGCGGCTCTAAGGCTTTCATTTGATCAAGCGTCAGGGGTGAGAAATTTCGGTCCAGCTGAAGCTCGCTGAATCGCTCGACGCTTAAACCACCATCACGCAGCAGCTTGGCGCGTATTGGGCCTATCGCCTTATCCTGAAACGCGCTTGGCTGCTGCCTCAGCCAGTCGTAATAGCTGAGGTCCGCTCTCACCTGCTGCGACCCACTGTCACCTACCGATGCGCGCGTGCCGTCTTTGGAAAGCACCGCACTGAACCGAGTGATGGCCACCACCGTAGATCGACAATTGATGTGGATCGGTGGCCGCGGCCCTTCGACCAACTTGAAGCGCCGGCCATCCAGCGTCCTGCACTGGGCGGTCGTCTTCGAATCCAGCGTGCTGACCCATTCGACAGACTGAACGACGTCGCTGTTTTCCTTTAGCGTCTCCATCCGCGCTTGGGTGGCAACGTGCTGGACTGCTGTACGCACGACTGAACCGGCATTGCGGTTGGTCGTGGCCAGGATGCCGTCGCTGTAGTTGAGCGCCTTGGTCCCGCGAATGTTCTTTATGATTTGGAAGTTGGTTTGGCCTTCGAAGAAGCCCTGCCTGATCGCGCCTGTGAGGCGTTGCCGCTCTGTTGAGGTGAAGCCTTCAATGAACGAGTCGAGCAGCTTGCCGCCGTCCACACCACGTACGCTGAGCGGGTTGGTCAGGATGGCTGCCATGATCGCAGCAGAGCCGGGCAGAGCCGCATCGAACGTGATGCTCGGCGGCGCGGCGCGCGTCAGGCTGGTCGCTTCGAACTGAGCCTCGTAGTTGGCGATGTCTACCAGATCGAGATTCAGCTGATCGGTGAACCGGTCGAAGATGCCCAGCAGCAGGCTGTCGACTTCCTTCAGCAGGCGCTCAAGACGCACCGCTGTGTAGTCGGTCAGATCTGCCTTGGTCAGCCGGTCACGGATGCTGCGGTCGATCTCTTTCAGGAACGGGGCGAACTTCTTCACCTCGCCCGACTTCAACTGCTCCAGTAAGACGGCATGCCGAATAGTGGCGTCAAGTATTGCTTGGTTGGCCGCCATCTGGTGGATCCTCGTCGTCCAGGTTCAGACTGGAAGCGTCTTCCTGTAGCTCGTCGCGGATCTGATCATCATCCTTCTCAGGATTGATGATTCCGCGATCGCGCAGGTACTGCCAGAAGTCGGTCACCGGCAGGCGACCGCCCTGCACAGCATTGAACAGGCCCGCCATGATGCTCGCGTCCAGGCTGATTTGCGTGAAGTCCTGATTCAGCTTGTACTCGGCCTTGCCAGTGGCAGCGGTAAACTCAGCCATCCATGCCAGGCACTGGGTGTACGCCTCGCTGACGTTGCTCACCACCAGAGAAAGCACGCTGTGTTCTGCGGCGCTGTCGTTATCCGCCTGAGTTGCGGTCTTCACCGCACTGCCACGCTCGATCAGACGGGCGCCCAAGGAAACCAGCTGCTCTTCCTTGGCGTCCATCGCCTCTTTGATCATCGTGTTGGCCTGGGCTTGAAGGATGCCCGCCGTGCCGTTAACCGGTAGGGGCAGGATCGCGCGCGACCCGAAGTAGACGCCCTTCTTCTCCAGCATCTCGACCCATGGCTCATCGAGTCCAGCCATGAACACTTGGGGCTGGCCCATGAGAAACGCCGCGTCTTCGTAGTCAGCGCTGTTCCGGTAATGACCGATGTTGACCTCGGCCATGTCGTACAGCGGCGAGTCGTCGATGCTGGTGTCGTTGTTCTCGCTGCCGAGGAACTGGAACGGGATCACCTTCCACTGCTGGCCGGAGCCATTGAGCGGGGTGAACGGCGGAACGATCATCTCTGTGACCGCCGAACCTTCCTGCCAGACCTCTTGCGTGTAGACGCCGGCGGCGTCGAGCCGAAGCACGCGGTACTGAACCACCTGCTCGCTGCCGAAGCCGTCATCGGTGTCGACGTCAACCGTCTCGCGCAGAACCACTAGGCTCAGCAGGTGCTGGCCACCGACCTGACGGGTCTTCCAGTTGCGAATGGCCTCGGCTGGGTAGCTGCTGACGTTTGCCCGGGCGCGACCTGCTATCTCATCGGCCTTGCTGACGCTTCCTGCCTCGACAGCGGCATAGTCCACCAGCAGGCCGTGACGGCCGACTTCCAGCAGATGCCCGATGACCGACTGGGACTGCTGGTAAATGCTGACGCCCTGCCCGTCGATGTCCTTGGACACGTATTCGAGCGCGCCGGGGGTGGTGAGCGTTGGCCAGGTGCGGAACACCGCACCCACCAGGCTGTGCTTCGTCCGGCCTGTGGCGTTGTAGAACACGGCGCGCTTGAGGTAGCCCTTGTAGCGCTGTTTGTTCTCCTCGGTCTGGTCGTGAGCATTCGGTTTTGGCAGATATAAATCACCAGCAGCCTTGATTGTTTCCGAGCCTTTGCAGACGTCACGGACCAGGCGCCAGCGGGATTTCGCCGCGTCGTACTCCGGGCGGGTGAATGTGACGTCATTGGCCATCAGCGTGCAAACCCCATGTTCAAGGTGGTGACCGGTTTAATGATCGGGAAGTCTTTGTGAATGAAGTAGCCGCCAGCATCGTTTGCGTGGTCGTTATCTTGCGTCTTGTCCGGCTCGCCGTTGGGCGCCCAGATCTGCTGTTCCAGGCCATCGGCGTAGGTCGGGCATGTGAACGGGTTGACCTTGTAGCGGCGCTCGCCCTGCGCGTTGCAGAACATGGCGTTCATGGCATTGATCCGGTCTTTCACCGGCGGGTTTGCTGCTGGAGCAATCACCGCAAATCCGGCCTGTTTGAGCATCGCGATGTCAGTCAGGCTGGCATTCACCGACTTGCGTGAGTCGCCCGATGCGTCCGGGTAGATCCGGATCTCGCAGGTCTTCTCAAAGTCGTTGCCGTTGTGCCGCCAGTATTTTTCCTTGATGCGTCGGATCATGTCCGGCGTGTCGTATCCGTTCATAAGCTCATCAACCGCGCACGGCATGCCCTGATCGCGCTTCACATGGGTGATCGCCGCCATCTTGCCGACGTTGAAGTCCATCCCTATGAACAGCGGCTCACCAGGCTCGACCTTGTCGAAGCATTGATTCAGCTTGCGATCGTACGCGTGGTAGATCGACCCTGACGTCAGGTTGACGAACTGCCCGTTCAGGTAAGCGCGGATCAATTGAGCCGGGTACGACTCCATCAGCGATGGGATGTAATCGTCGGGTAGGTTCAGCTCGTTATCGAACGTGCTGGCCTGTATCAGGCCGTACATGGAAGCAAGCGCGGGCTTCTCGCGGATCTGCTTCATGAACTGCTGGTAGACGAACTTGAACCCCTCAGGGGTCGTCGTCACATCCACGCCGTTCTTCAGCCCAGGCACGTTGTACCGCATCCGGGCAATGATCTTGCGCCAGGCATGCTGAGCCTTGAGCGCTGGGAGAACATCAAGCTCATCGACCAGCGCGTGCCCGATCTTGAAACCGACAATGGTCTGCGGCTTTTCCATCGAACGACATATCGTGGTGCTGCGGTACTGCTTGCCGCTGTAGAAGTCGACTTCTTTGTCGCTTTCCTTGGTCCTGACCTTCAGGCCCCAGTCGTAAGCCACTTCCTCAATCGTTGGAAAGAAGATGTCTCGAATCTGCGGATAGGTCGGAGCGAAGTAGCCGGAGTTGATGCCCGGCCATTCCCATACGTGTTTGCAGAGAGCTGCGCAGCCCACCCACGTCTTGCCCGAACCGAACCCTGCAACGAATCCACGAAACTTGTGTGGTAGCTGGAGGAAGTCAGCCTGGGGAACGTTCAGGCTCGGCATCCCGCTTCCTCGCATCAATCACATGAACCGACACTGCGGTTGGGACAACTGGTTCCTCGTCCGCATCGGCCTTCTTCTGCCGGTGGACGTACATGTCGCCGGTTTCTTTGGCGGCCTGCTCCAGAATCTGCATGGCGAGCACGATGTTCTTCATCGTCTCTGCCTTTTCAACGAACCTGTTCATTGCCCGCAGGCGGAACGCACGGTTAGCAATCGGAATGTCGGCGGTCTCTTCGCGAAACCGCTTCCGGGTGTCTTCGAACAGCGTCACCCAGCGCTTCGCAAGGTTCACACCTGCTCGCTTGGTTGGGTCGTGCTGCTCAACCTGCTGGCGAGTCACGTCAACGTTAAATTCCTGCTTCACCGACTGTGAGACTTGGGTCGGAGTGTCGAAGCACGCCAAAGCCTGAACGATGAAGGCTTTCACATCGCTTTTCAGGGCTGCCATAGATTTCCATCCGTCTCATGCCTGTCTCACTTCAGGCCGACTTGAGCAGACAGGTTCCGCAGGCCCTCGAAATATTCAGTTTCCCCACCTCAGCGGGTTTGTTTGCCGCGTCGACCATGGCCTGAACCTCAGTGCTCGCGCCATAGCGACGGACCACACCGACGAACTCTTCCACGTCGTGGCCTTGGAGTTTCAGCTTTGGCGCGCCGTCCTGGGTGAAGGCAGGCTGACCGTATTTGTCAGTGGCTTGAGCCAAGTGATACAGCTCGTGCTCAATGAGTGCGCAGAACTCAACGTCGCTGCAGATCGAGCAGTAGTCGGCGGCGAGGGTGATGATGAAGGTCGGCACACCACCGAACCAATCGAACATCTGCTGTTCCATCCTAGCCTTCTGCCAACCACCTGCGCGGAAGGCAACCTGCTCGGCCTGACCCAGCACACGGCGACCCTGCTTCTCGAAGCTGGCTGATGCCCACATGACCGCGATGTCAGCATCTATCAGGTGGGCGTGATCTTCGTTGTGGATGCTGCCCGTGTGGGCAAGGATCTCGGCGTGTATCCATTCCCTCACCTCGGGCGCAGGAGTGAGGCGGATGCCGAGCATACTCAAGGCGGACAGCTCTAGCATTGATGCCGGAGGCGCTGGTCGATTCACTTGCGCCTCACCTATGAGAGAGTTAACCAGTCCAGCCGAATTTGAAGATCATATATCCACCGGCCACAGTCACAGCCAAGCTTAGACACGCGGCGAAAAGATGATCTAGCAGGAAAGTAATGACCTTGGGCTTTGGCTGCTGAATTTCTGTAAACGCTGAGGAGCTCTCTACTTCTAGCCTTTTCAGACCCTCGCCCTTTATCAACGTTGGCGAGTCTGTATGGCACTCGGAAAGCTTAACGTCTTCCGAATCCTTGAGATCAAACATGGCCATGGGAAATCCTCCGGACAGCTATCGCAAGAGGCGTAACTCGTGGCAACCACCCGTCCTCGCTATGCGTCACAGAGCTTGCCGTCAGTCTTCTTACCCTCTCGCCTTTAACGGCCGTGCGAGTCGCTCGCAGATCTATATCGTTCATTTTGATATCGTCCGAATCGTAAATTTCGAACGCGTTATCCATCCCAGTCATCGAGATGTTATCAAGACGAACATCCACACAGTTTCTCAACAAAATGCCTGTCGCCATGATGCGTCATTCCTCAGCACAAGTGTGGCATAACGATAGCATCATGAGGCGTTCCCGCCACGAAAAGGACGCATCTGAATTCGTGGCGCGGGTGGCTGACAGTAAAGTGCGTGGGTTGAGTTGTTCGGAGGCTCAATGAGTGAAGAATGGGTAGTCGACCTCCACTCAATAAGATTCGACAATGAAAGTCCCATTCAACTCAGCCTTACTCGTCATCCTCTTTGCAACTACCGCATTGCTCTACTCCCAACATGCTAACGGATCAGCGCGGCCGGCGGCGACGATCAACCTGCCCAGGCTGTGCACCGAAGCGCGGATCACGCAGACAATGATCGCAGTTCAGCTTTGAGCAGATCCACTTCTTCACCGCAGGCCAATACGTGACCATGAACATGTGGCGTACTCCAGCCAGACATAGGGATGCGTGAAGCGTCAGCCCGGCATTGGTCGGGCCGAAGAAAAGTGTCTGGTTTCGCGTCATCACAACGAAACCACTGATGGCGATCGCCGAATAGATCAGCTTGCCGACAATCCCGTCGTGGACCTTTCCGCTCAGCACGCACCAGGTGGCCCACAGCGCGATCAGGCCGCAGGCAATGGAGTTGAACAATTCAAGGTTCATGGTGGATTGCCTCCCCCGAACCGCTGGCGTATGAGCGCCCAGAGGTCAGCGGCTTTGATGGCTCGGTTGATCGCGGCCATGAGAGAGCCACCGAACGCGCCGAGCAGGAACCCGACTCCAGCTACGTCACTCGGCTCGGTCACGGCGAAACGGTCGCACACGATGCCAGTGAGATAGAACGCGCAGGCGATACCGGTGATGAGGAAGATCGCCCAGGACCGGAGGTCTTTGAGGTCGTCCTTGTGCCACCAGCTGGCGACGATTGCGCCGATCAGCCCTGCGACAAGCCAGTCGAGTCTGTCGAGCAGGCGGTGAAAGAACTCCATGCGCTCGACTCCGTACTGGGCATGAAAACCGCGCTTCGAGGAGGGCGGCTGGAAAATCAGAACGCTCGCATTTACAGTGCGCGCAATCTTTGTAATGGATAACTCAAATGAACCAGTTCATAAGTCGGTCGGCCCTCATCTTGCTGATCGCAACCTCCGGCGTCCAAGCGGCAGACTTCTCCGTGGCTGACATCTGCAAAGCGGCAATTGCCGTTGAAATGGGACGCGAGACCAAGACCATGAAAGCTGACGCGGAATCAGGTTTTACTCAAATTTCGTATCGGCGGCCCGACGGGGACAAGTTCAAATACCGCTGCCAATTGGAAGGCGACCGCGTTGTCTGGTCTACCTTCCTGAACGATACGAAGCAGTGGGGCCGGTGGCGTAACTCAGAGTCAATGGGAGACGCAATTACCACTTACAAGGTGTCGGGAGAAATGCTTGTGATCGAGAGCGATCAAGCTTACGGAAAATCCTTTACAAAGAAGGACTTCTGACCTGCCCCACGGCTTTCACGAATGATGTGAGGGTCTTTCCCCTCCTGTCCGCCATAGGCTACACCATCGCCGGCACCCAAATGCACCAGTCTCGACGGATCACCTCGCGCAGCAGATGAAAGCATGAGGTCACTGCTCGCGGGCTGCCGGTGTTTCACGCAGCACGGCACTACCGGCTTATCCGTGTCCAGATGTCCCCCGAAAGGGCTGCTCTGGCTGCAGGTCCACAAAAATCATTGGCACAAAAAACCCCGCACTTGGCGGGGTTCACAAATTTCTGGCGCTACAGAGGAAAATCGTCGTCGTCATCATCGTCGGCGGGGAGATCAGTGCAGTCATCGATGGTCGATTTAACATCGTCAATTTGCTCCTGAGCCTCCTCAATCCTTTGATCGATCTCCGAGATTGAGAGGCTTGCAATAGGCAGGATCTTCAGATCGCTGATCAGATCTCTCAGGGCATCAGGAGCGCCCCCTAAACGCGCACGCTCTTCACCGTAAGGAAGATCATCCAGAGGGACATAGTCCCTAGGGTCTGCTCCCTTTTTTGCGTTATCGATCGCTGTGGCCACCTCTAAATAGTTTTCAGCTTCTTCCGCCACGCCCTCTGCTGCATCAATTAATTCGTCGAGCTTCTCTTGGACCTGATCAAGAACGCTTGTCATCTCACAACCTCAACCGTGTATGTACATGGGCTTGTGCAGCATGAGATACATGGGAGTCAAATGGCGAAACTCAAGGTCGACGCACAAAAAAACCCGCACTGCTGCGGGCTTTCTGTTCGGTTCGCCAAAGGCGAAATTATCACGATGACGAAATAGTGCCAGAATGCTCCTCAAATCGTCAAGCGGCTATTTCATGGTCATTTTCTGACCCTTCGCGCATCTTGGTAATTACCGCTGCAACCGGCTTAAGGGCCTGCTTATCAAGCTTGTCGACGTGGGTGCAGAGCGCATTCCAGATCTCTTCCCAGTCCCTCACCCAGTTCTGAGGATTCATCTTCTCGCCGGTGCGATCCTCAACGAACATGCAGACCGCGCCTGGCCCCATGCCCTGCCCGCCCGCGACAATCATCTTGTGTGATTGCAGGGCTGCCATAGCCATCCAGTAGGCGCGCTGCTTCTTGCGGTCAGTGAGAGATTCCATACCGCTACCCAGCCAGACCAGACCGTGCGCAATGCTGAGGTCGTTTCCTGTCGCCACTGGGGAATACATGAAATTGCCGAAGTGACGCAGCGACTTAGGCAGCGTATCAATGGCGCGCAGCACCAGCCCGGCGATGAGCATGTGAGCGCAGCGGGATTCGGAGAGGCGACGGCCGGATCGCGTTTCCATCACGCCCTCCTTCCGAACCTCGTATACCCTGGCCACCTCCTGACCATCATGGTTTTCCAGCATTACCATGATTTTGGTATCTCCGGCGCCGCTCTTCTTGCCCAGCAGCGCTTGTTCAGCAGCCACCGCCAAAGCAGAAGGGCGGTGTTCGTGCAGTGCATCGTGCCAAGCCTGACGTGCTCCGATAATTTTCATGCTACTTCTCCCCGTTTCAACTCTCTGGTCTTTGCCCGGTAAAGCGCTGTTAGCGCCTTCAGCTCGTCGATCATGTATTTCTTCGGCTCATGCGGACCTTCAAGCCATAAAACCTTTTCCTCTCCGATCCGCCGTATCAGCTCTGCCCTGTAGTTCAGCAAGTCGCCTGACTTGTGCGTGTTGCACGGGGCACATTGTTTCCAGACGTTGAGGGGCTCGAAGCGGATCGCCGGATGCGCCGAGACGGTCCGATAGTGCCCTGCGTGCCATTGACCTTCGTGGTGACGGCCACAGCTCACGCAAGGAAGCAAGGCATCTCGTTCGCGCACCCAGGCGTTGAAAGCCTGCTGGGTATCCTTGAGGTGCTCTGCCCTGCTCTTCAGCTTCTCCTTGCGAACCTTGATTTCGCGGCGCTCGCGCTGGGCAATCGACTTGCGCTGCTTTTCCTGCGCCTGGCGGGCCAGCACTACTGCGCAATCCGGCGAGCACCATTTCTGGAAGCTGCGCGTCGGAGTGAAGGTCGCACCACACCCAGCAACTCGGCAGCGCTTCGGCCGGATCGGCTTTGTGGATTGCAGGATCAAAGCTCACCCCCGAACTGAACCGACATGGGCTGAGCGTGATACCCGGCTTCGAGGATGGTCGCCAACGCACTGATCAGAGCCTTGATGGTCTTCATGCCACTCTCCTTTCGCCGTAGATGGCGTACATCAGGTCGTCGGGATGAGGCAGGAGCAGCTGCAGATGCTCGGCGCAGTAAGCGTCCAGCAGCTCCAGATAGGTTGTCATCTGCGCGATGGTGAAGCTCCGGGTCTTTGCCCGGCCGACGCGGTAGCGCGTACCGTCTGGAAGCTGGACAGGGTGAACTTCAGCGGGCCACAGGCGTGACACCAGGATCTCGTGCCACTCTTCCGAACTGGCGATCTGGCCGAACGAATCCCGCAGGTGAGCCTGAATCAGCCCGTTCCACATCCAGAGCAGCTTGTTCTGCGCGTCACTGCGCTTGCTCCGGACTTCGACGATGGTCAGTTTCCGTGGCTTTGTAAGGTCGAGGCCCTGCAGGTAGCTCATCAGGCGGGTGCGGTCGTTCTCGTTGCGGAGCATGAGATCAGTCATGCGGCCACCTCGTCCTGATCGGCGTGATCTCTCAGCGTCATCAGGCAGTCCCGAGAGACGAATGCGTCGATCACGAATCCGCCAAGGTCAATCGCCAGCGGGTCACCGTTGCCCTTCCCGCGCGCCACGTAAAACTTCCGGCCCTCACGACCCTGGACTGGATCGAGCACGAAATAATTCTCGTCCGTTACCTCGATCAGGATCTGGTGATTGCCGGCCTCGATGTTCAGAGACGGTGCGGTGCACAGATAAACCCCCTCGTCTGCGAGCGGCGGTGTGTCGAGGCTGTAGAAAGCGGTGTATTTGACGCCCAGGTAATCAAGCATTTCGCGAAGAGTCAGGTCGCCGTCTCGGTATGGCTTGTGCAGTTCCTCGATGACGTCGGCCGCCGGGCGATTCACAATCATCGCCAAGCAGGTGGATACACAGCTCACCGGGCATGGTTGGGTTTGCAGGATGATCAGTGGACTCATCGAAAAACCTCCTGCATATTCGCAGGCGCAGTAACCCGCTGGACTTTGTGGTGCAGGCCGTAACCGGCCGCCACGACGATGATGGTCAGAACGATCCAGATTCGGTTGGTCATGGGGTCACCTCTTCCAGCACCGCGATCGCCGACTCAAGGCTTGCCTGATCAGCGCCGTTGACCCGCCAAGTGCTGGCTACCTGTTTGGTCTTCCGGTCATAGCGCTTGAAGAGCGTCAATGCCGGGTACTGAACGCAGGTGTATCCGTAGGCGAAGAAGGCTTTGCCGCCGTTGTAGTGCTCCGTTTGGCGCACGGTAAGTGTTGAGGCATCGATCTTCATCAGCACCCCTCCTTGCCGCGCTGCGATTCCCAATCGAAAGGAACAACCACCCCACCGCCCTCGCGCAGCCGATCAACGCAACGCTCGCCCATCGCCAGAGGCAATTGGTCGCCGCTCAGGTTGGAGATCACGACGGTCGGTCGCATCTGCTCGTACCGGCCGTTGATGATTGCGAACAAGGTGGTCAGCTCGAAGTCGCTCGGCTGCTCCTTGCTCACCCCGACCTCATCGAGGACCAGCAGCGAAGGTTCGATCAGGCTGGACAGGATGTCGGCCTCGGACTGCTCGTTGTTGCGGTCGTAGGTCGCACGGATCGACTGCAGGATTGAGCCGACAGTCCGGTACACCGCGGTGGCGGAGGTGGCGCGCATCAAATCGTTTGCCATGGCCGCGCCCAGATGGGTCTTTCCGGTACCGGGCTGGCCCAGCAGCATCAGGCAGCGACCGGTGCGCTCGATCTCGGCGAACGCGGCGACGTAGCGACGGCAGAACGCCAAGGCTTTGCGCTGGCCTTCGTGCTCGACCTGGTAGTTGTCCAAGGTGCGATCAGCGAAGCGTTTCGGGATCAGCGCCGCGCCGAGCTTCTTCGCCATGGCTTCACGCTTGATCCGGATCTCTTCGGCGCGCTGCTTGGATTCGCGCTCAGTGCGCTCCTTGCGTTCGCACTCAGGGCAGCGGCCGACGATCTCGCGACCCAGTAGCACGGTGACGCGCTGTTCGAACGGGCCGTGATCGTCGCAGTGGGCTGGCTGGATACGCTGGCCGGCGGCCTGTTTCACCTCGGACATGGCAATCACCTTTTCAGAGCGCATAGCTGCCGTCCTCCCGCTGGGTCAGGCCTGCGGTGTAGTCGCGACCGGCGAAGCCGTGGTGTCGTGATGCGGAGGGTGCAGCGGCTGGTTTTTCAGCGATGCGGTTAGCAATCCAGGCTGCCTTGAACCCCTGCCAGCCAGCGGAGAGCGCTTCAGTCATCGCGACATCGGCAGCGATGCCCAGGTCAGCGCACTTCACCAATTCAGCGTTCAGCGAGTTCCAGACGGTCTCGGTGACGGCGGCCTTTTTTTCCTTGCGCAGGGCCAGCCAGTCTTTGAGCAGGCCATCGGTCAAGCAGTGAGGATTGTTTGCAAGCAGGTTGGTCAGGCCGAACGGCTTTTTGCGATCAGCCTTGGCCGGAGCCTTTTCGGCTTGGGGGGGAATAATCTCTTCCGAAGGAAGAGTTATAGGGGGTTCTTTCTTTGTATAAAGAAGGCAAGTTGCCGTTTTGGTCTCACTCGTTTCCTGTCTCAGTGAGACGATATTGTCCCAATGAGACGTTTTGGTCTCAGTGAGACTCTGTTGTTTTTCTTCGTAGAACACCCATTCCGACACAGGGGAAATGCCGATATCGCCACGGCTTCCACCGATGCGGTAGATGATCCGGCGCTCCAGCAGATGACTGATTGCCTTCGACGTGACGTCGCGGCGCATGTTGGTGTGTTTGCCGAGGTCGTCGGCGGTAAGGCGCTTCGTTTCGACCTGGTACCCGATTGTCTGACGGGCAATTGCCATGACAACACGAAGCTCGCGCGCAGGCAGGTCGACGGTGGAAAGCGCCTCCATAACGGAATTGTCCATTCGGGTGAACCCTCGGGACTTGTCAAATGAGACGATGTTTGTCATGATTTTTCTCGCTTACTGCTTTGCTGAAGAACCGCCATGCCCGGCGGTTTTTTTGTGTCTGAATTTCAGGAAACGACTTTCAGTCGGCCGGAGCTCATCAACTGCTCGGCTTTACGCCCCAATTCACCCGCCCGCGCCTCCACCTGCCTGCATTGCTTGGCGAAAGCCGGGAGGTGAGGAAGGTCCTGCTCGCACATCACCTGGTCGTCGAAGACTTCACTGCCGGTGTCGATGACATCGCCCAGTGCGCGGATCAACGCGCCGAAGCTTTTGTTCGCACACAGGTCGCTGTCCAGGTGACGAGCGCCGATCAGGCCGTGACGACCTGCCAGCTCATTGATGCAGTGGTCTCGATACTCAGGAATGAGCACATCCACCCAAGCCTCTTCCAGCCAAGAAGGCATCTCCTGATCACCGGAGAGCCAACGCTGCACGCGCTTCAACCACCGACCGGTTGCCTTGATGAATTCACTGGCATCACTCGTCAGTTCTTCGCAGTTGAAATTGGGAACATCTTTCTGCTCGGCCTTGCCGGGAAGTGAACGCCACAGCTCAACGCTCAGCGCTTGGGCGAAATCGTCCTGGCTCAGACTGGTGCGAGCGATCTGGTTTTGGGCGTGAGCGATCAGCACCTGATCACGGGTTTGCTCTGCATGTCTTGGACTGGACGTTTCCATGGGGCTCTCTCGTTCGTATTCTGGGTTCATGCCAATTCGCTACTACTGATCAAGGACGTATCCATGACCGACTCTTCCGAACTGCAAGGCGAGATAACCGCCCTCTGCTGCTTTGTGGGTGCCTTGGCATCCACCCTGCCCCTGTCTTCTCAGATGAGGCTCTGGCCTGCGTTCGAGCAGAAGGCCAGTCAGTTACGTGATCAGTTGAGCCAAGAGGCTCTGCGCGGCTTCGAGCTGGCGACGATCTCGCTTAGCTCTAAGCGGGGTTAGGCGGCGGTTTTCTGTGGTGGGAGCTGGCAGGGAAACGGGCGTATCTCCTCCGCCGTCAACTTCCCGTCCTCATGCTCGATCACCAAGATTTCCCGAGCCGCCTTGAGGGCCTTCGAAATGGCCGGAGCACTGATGCCAAGACCTTTGGCGACTGCGGATTGACCAATTCGCTCAACCAGCTCTGGCAATGGCGTCTTTTTCATTTCTTTGCCTCAGCAAGCGATGTATGTCTGCGATATTAACCGGCGGTTAGCTTTTGAGCAATACCGGCGGTTAGCGCAAATAACTTAACCAACGGTTAAATTTCACGGATGACGAAGAAGAAAGAGCTGTCCCCAGAACACAAGGCTGAATGCGACGCCGCCAAGGCGCTTTTCGTGTCAAAGAAGAACGCCCTCGGGCTGACGCAAGCGAGCTTGGCCGAAGAGGCTGATATCTCGGCTGCGGCGGTTGCCATGTACCTGAACGGTACAAATCCGCTGAACGCGAAATTCGCCTCGGTCCTCTCGCGCGTGCTCGGGGTTCCAGTTGAGAAATTCAGCAAGCGGCTCGCGGCAGAGATAAGCGGTTTGACCGCCTCAGCCGAGCAGCCAGCCGCCACCGGCGGGCCAACCTCTGCCGCAGATATGGTTCGACAAATGCTGGCCAAGCAAGGGAAGAATCTTCCGGAGGAAACCCGCCAAGCGCTTCTTGCTGTGGCTGAGGGTGATGAGCCAGATGGCGCCATCGAAGTATTGGTCAACGATGCTTATAAACCTGGCATCGGAAAGGTCGGCGATGAGGTGTGGATTGCGCACTACGATGTTCGGGGCGCGCTGGGCGGCGGCGAGGTTGCTCACGACTTCCCGGAAATGCTGCAGGACGTTCGTGTCAGTCCTTCCCAGCTCCGTTCGATGGGCGTTGAGTTCAAGGAACACTATCACTTGAAGGTGATCACGGGCTGGGGCCAATCGATGACGCCAACCATCAAGCACGGCGACCCATGCCTGGTAGATATCAGCATCAGGGAATTCGTCGGCGACGGGATCTACTACTTCTCCTACGGCGGCTTTCAGTACATCAAGCGCCTACAAATGAAGGGAAAGGACAAATTCAAGATGATCTCGGACAACCGGAAGCATAAGGCCGAGGACATTTTCATCGACGAGACCTTCATACAGGCGAGGGTGTTGTTTGTGTGGAACGGGAATTTGGTTTAACTAGGATAAAAAATGGCGTGCGCGCCATGTTCAGGATTTTAAGGGGCAGGAGGCCCCCTGTCATTTGCCTCTGAATTAACGGCTTTTTTCAGAGGATTCTATGGCAACCAACTTACCTCCCCTTCCAGCAGGTCTGATACCAGCGCCCCTTATCCCAAACGCTCCCGCAGCGCCCGTACTGACCACCTACCAGGTAGCCAGCGGGATTGCCAAATGGGCTATCTCCAGAGGTTTGCTACCGCAATTGCCTCAAGACGTTGATAGCTCATATTTGGCGGCTGTAGCGCCAATCCCGTTCTCAGGCGATGCAGAACAGATCTTGAGGCACAAGGGGATAGATTCTATTTCGTACAACGAGACCACTAACACAGTCTTCATTTACACAGTTCGAAAGATCAGTCAGAAGGATCTTAAATCACTACCTCAGGGTATTTTTAGGAAGGGGTTGGCCTATCCTCAAGGGGTCATAGAAACGGTTGGTAAAGAGCAGCTTAAGAGCCAAGGCGCGACCTTTTCGATCCATGGAACCGCAGGAGGCGGGCAGCACTATGCTTGCGGCTCGTCTATATCCCCGGGCAACGACGCCTCCGCTGGTACGCTCGGAGCGCTAGTCCGATTAGCAGACGGAAAGCTATACGGACTCACCAATAACCATGTAAGTGCGCTCTGCAGCCATGTGCAGCCAGGCACTCCCATTCTTGCACCAGGCGTAGTAGATGTAACACCCAATAGCATTCCGCCATTCACGCTTGGATTTCACACGATCGCCCTAGAAATGCACGTCGGATCGGTGGGTAACGTCGACATCGCGGCGAATACAGATGCCGCACTTTTTCTGATACGAAATACAGTCGACGTTTCTTCAATGCAAGGGTCCGCTTTTGACACGCCTCTGGCGGTTGCAGATCCCATTGAAGGTATGAAGGTTGAGAAGGTAGGCAGAACCACCGGGCATACCAAAGGTCTGATAGTGAGCAGGAGTTTGCGACCCTATGGTATAAATTACGCCGCCCAGAGCTACGGCTTCAGCGGAACCATCTGGTTTGGCAACGTTTTTACTGTCCACGGCCATGGTGCTGAGTTTTCTCTATCCGGTGATTCCGGATCCCTTGTGGTGCAAGTAGACGACCATGGTCGACCTATTGCTGCGGTAGGGCTTGTGTTTGCGGGAGGGAACGACTCTTCTGCTCCAGGCGGCGCCAAGTCGCTCATCTTGCCAATCCGGCCTATCCTTCAGGCTCTAGGAGCAACTCTCGTCGGAGGACACAATGTCTAGCGAATCAGCAGATCTGATGGTTGCTACTGAGCATCTTCTCGAGGCTTTGGACGCACCATCCGAACGCGCCGTTTCGATAGGGACTTTTTTTCGTCCTGGCCGACCGCTCGCGATCAAAGTCTGCATTTCGCCAAGCTTCCAGCATTTGAAGGCTAAGGTCCCCGTTTCTGTTGACGGTTTTGATGTGCTTTACGAAGTGGTTCCTCTGCCTTTCGCATCGAATTGCTAACCCCCCCTGATTCATGTAGCCCGCCAGCAAAGCGGGCTGTTTTGTGCTCGTCAGAATGGTGCTGGTTCCTCCGACTCGAAGGGGTCAGCAGCCTGGGCAGGCGGCTCGATATCCTCTGACGGCTCCCACCTCAGCGTGATCGACGAATCTTCATGATTCAGCGTCAAATCTATCCCGTCCGCCTCCAAGATCGAACTCACGATCTCGTTCCACTCCCTCTCCCCGTCCGTGTCCAGCCGATGAATCCTGACCTCCCGCCTCTCCTGCGCGATCGGGTGATTGATCATCGACGACACGCGCAACGCCAGACGCTCCATTCCGCTCATGCCGCTTGGTTGCGACGGTTTTACGTTTCCACGGACTGCCATAAACACCTCCTTCGACTGCTGTATATCCATACAGTTGTAGGAAAAGCATACCGCACCAGTGCGAAAAATAAATTAACCGCCGGTATTGACGACAAAGAAACCGCCGGTTAATTTACACCCATCGCAGCGACAAACCAACGGTGCGACAGGGCCTCAAGAGACCCGCCGCTCTTTAACAACCAGCGCCATGAACGACTACCCGGCCAAACCGGTTAGGTCACTCCCGGCACCATCGGTGGGAGGTCAGTAAACCGTAGGAAACAAACCGCTGCGCTTGTGAGGCGACCGGCGCCAGATGAAAGCCATTGAGGGGCTCAGTCTGGCGAGGTGATGACCGAACTGTGCGAATGACCCTGACGGGCGCAGTGAGTGACAAGACAGATTTTCTCGGTGCCCTTCTCGCGAGGGGCATCCGGAAAATCAACCGCCCAGGAGGGCAAGGCCATGGCAACACAATCTCACTATCTGATGGTCGAGCGTAAATATGGTGATAGCCCGTCCCACTGGCATCCGCTGTGGGAGGCGGAAAGCCTCAAAGAAGCACAGGAAGCATTGGAGGAGATGCCTGTCATTTACGGCGAAGTCTCCCGAATGATCGTTTCGGGTGCTGCTTCAGGCGACTGTCAAGAGCTTCGGCCCTGCTGAACCATCACTCCTGCGCATTCACAGAGTGCGCAGTGGGATGGCGAAAGCCTCAACGAAGTTGCCGCTTCACGGGCCTACGGCAATCTAAATAATCAGAGACCCCGTCAGAAGGTTGGAGACCTTCCCGATCACCTCGAAAGAGGCTGTATCGGAATGTCGGCGCCCCATGAAAAAAGCTGATCCAGGCCAACTGTTTGTATGCGAACGGGCGGACGTAGTTAGGCATCTTGGTCAGGACCGACATTCCAATGCAGCTTCGATAGGTAGCCACTGCCTTCCCAGTGAGCGAGCGATAGGAGATTACCGCCATGAAGTAGATCAACGATCCACCTGTGTGGTGCCGTAAGCCTGAAGGCGGCGCCCAACACCTGGACAGGCAGCGGAAAGCAGGGCCGTCGATGTCACCGCGCATTGGCCGGAAGGTAGGCCCACCCCTCGTAGCCCATCGGAACAGTGCCCGCACATGCGGAACCCCTACCCCAATACGACTGCATCGACAGGTGCCCGCGTGCTTCACGGCACGGGCTTGGTCACCTGCGCGGGCATCTGATCAATGCGGTCTCAGCTCGCCCGGAGGCGACCATGAACTCATTCGCAAGAGCGCAAGCGCGCTGGGACAACATGCAGCCGGACGACGACTCCGGGCGTGAAGAAGCGGCGCGCATCTGGATCGAAAACACGGCCGAGAACCTGAAGCGCGGCTGTGACCTGGTGATTCGCAGTCGTCTATGTTCCCCCATCGTCGTCGAGTACTCCACGTTCCTTTCCGAGGTTCAGTTGCATCTGAATCAGCGGCAGATCGACGATGAAGATCCTGATGACTTCTTCGCTCAGCTGGTCATCGCGGCTCTTGGCGGTGCGCCTGCCAAGACGTTCGCCTTGGGTCTGCTCGGTGAAGGCCAAACGCCGATGGGCAAGCTGTTCGACATCGCCGTGGCGCTGGTCGAGCCGCACGCCGAAGCGGGCCTTGAGGCTGAAGCAGAGGATCTGGACTGATGAACAGCCCGCACGTCCACATCAGCAAGCAGCTGGACCAGCTCGAAACTCTGGATTACCCGCCCTTCTACGAAGCCATCGTAGAGCGCCAGATCATCAACCTGTTCACCAGCAACCAAATCAACCCGGAAGAATTCGCCTACTACTGTGAGCGCTTCAGGCGCTTGGCTGGGCGTGAAGCGAGGATAGCGGCATGAGTTTTCAAGAGGCACGGCGGGCAGCGTTCCTGGTGTGGATCGCAGGTCGAAAAGTGGTGAAAAAGTACAACGCTTCCCTGGCTATGAATTCGGACGGAACACAGTTCGTAGATTACCGCGTCAACGACCGCTGGATCGCCTGGAATGCTGGTATCGATTCGGTGACAGTAGCGGTGCCTGACGCGTGCATGTGCTGCTATGAGGAAGGCGAGCGCGAAATGCTGCAGGCTTGCGTTGAAGCTATCGGAGCGGTCGGCGTGAGGGTTTCGCAATGAGCACGCCATTCGTTCCATCCCTGATCGACGAGCAGCTGGCCGACATCGAACGCAGTCTGGATGTCATCGGCGTCGGACTCCCCCGCGAACTGCCTGTGGCCCACCTGCCGCCCAAGCTGGTCGCGGCGATCAAGGCCGGGCGGATCAGCGTGAGGCCCAGGCCGTGAGTTTTTACGAAGACAACATCGAAGACGGCTCTCACTGCATGAGCTGCTGCGGATTCATAGGTGACGATGTTGGCTACCCCCGCTGCTGCCAGGCATGTGGCGGTCATGGGTCGACCAAGCACAACAAGGCTGTGCGGAAGGCAGAAGCGTTAGAGCAATTTGATAAGTGGCTTTCCAACACGCGCGTCCAGCACCGGAAGCTAAACAGCGGGTTGCACGTCGTGCTGACCCTGGGCGATGGCCGCAAAGTGGACTGCTGGCCGACCACCAAAAAATGGCAGTTGCGTGGACAGAAAATCAGCCGCAGCGGAAAGGCACTTCATGATCTTGTTCGCCAGTCACTGAGGCCGTGGCCATGACCCGTTACCAACACGCCAAACGCTGGGCCTTCTGGCGCGGCAGCTTCTTCACCCTGCTCTTCTGCTCTGCCTGGATGATCGCCAGCGCTTACTCACCGCACTGATTCAACCCCACCCTATTCAATCGCAGCGCCCCGGCACACGGATGGCGCGGGAGATATTCGCATGTCTGAAAAAAATCTCTGCATCTGGAGCCAGGTCGAGAAGACCGACACCAGGTACACGAAAGACGCCAAGGTTGGCGGTCAGCAGATCACCAGCCTCAACGGCACCGCGATGATCATGAAGGCCACCGAGGTCTTCGGCCCTGTGGGCATCGGATTCGGCTGGTCGATCACCGAAGAGCGCTTCGACAAAGGTGCCGAGATGTTCAGCGGCGAAGGCGACAAGCGCTTCAGCCTGGGCTTCGAGCTGAACCACACCGTCAAGATCCTGTTCTGGTTCAAGCACGGCGGCGAACGCGGTGAGCTGGAGCAGTACGGGTGCACACCCTACCTCTACAAATCGAAATTCGGGACCACCACTGACGGTGAGGCGCCGAAGAAGTCCCTCACCGACGCCATCAAGAAATCGCTCTCCATGCTGGGCTTCAGCGCTGACGTGTTCCTCGGGATGTTTGACGACCGGGACTACGTGCAGCAACTGCAGGAAGAGCAGGCAATCGAACAGGCGGTCGACAAGGAAGCCGAGATGGCTCGCCAGCAGGAGGAGCGATTGGCCTTCATCAAATCGACCATTGAGACCATGCAGGGCGCCCAGTCGCCGAATGAGCTCAAGAAGATTCACGACCACGCAGTTCGCCAACTCAAGGCGCGCAAGGATGAGAAAGGCGCTGCGCGCATCTCCCTTGAGTGGAACCGACTCGCCAACCCCAAACAGGAGACCGCAGCATGACCCAGCTTTACGCGCTCACCGGCCAACTGGCCGAATTGCAGGCCATGGCCGACACCGACGACGAGGGCCTGAAAGAGGCCCTGCAGCATGCCATGGATGAGATCCAGGGCGACTTCAACGTAAAGGCTGACAACATCGTCATGTTGCGCCGGAACATCGAGAGCGATGTCACCGCCATCGACGCTGAGATCGAGCGCCTCGCTGAGCTCAAGCGCATCAAGGCGAACAGCGTTTCGCAGATTACCGACTACCTGCGCCGCAACATGCAGGCCGCAAACATCACGTCGATTAAGCGTCCGTTGTTCACCATCACCCTGGCCCAAGGCAAAGAGAAGGTCATCGTCGACAACGAAGACGCCGTGCCTGACGAGCTGACAGCGGTGAAAACCAGCATCGCCCCGGACAAAAACGCCATCGCGGCGAAGCTCAAGGAGATCCGCGAGCACAACGAAGCCGTGCGTAAGCGCATGGCGGCTGGCGAAGACGCCGAAGCCGAACTGATCGAAGAACCGTCGTGGGCTCACCTTGAGCGCGGCGAAAGCTCAATCCGTATCAAGTGAGGTCGCCATGGCAGTTTCTCTCGAACTCAGCAGTATCCAACACAACCGTGGCGAGTCCGCGCGTCTCGCTCAGGCGATGGCCGAATACGAAAGCCGCGGCGGTCGTGTTCAACAAGGTACTTGCTTCACCGGTACCCCAATCCCGCCCAAGCGCAGGGACTGGGTAGACCCTGAAACGGTCCTCAAGCGGAAGACTCGGAATATCTCGCCTGCCGGCCGCAAGCAGCTGAGGCAGATGGCGGAGGCTCTATGAGCAAGCGAAAGCCCTGCAACCGGCGCGTTCAAATCGACCGCGCCCGTCGCGCTCTGGTGCGAACCAATCACGCTGCCGTGGTTGATGTCGAGCCGCCAGACCGGCAAGTGATGCTCAACTGGAAGAACTGCAAGCAGATCCGCAGCCTGCCAGTTGTCGATGCCCTGTGCGACATCGCTCACCGCTGGACTGTGCACATCGCGGTGTTCTGCCAAGAGCCCAGCGGCGCGCAGTACAGCAAGGCCACCGAGTTCACCACCGAAGGTGTGCACCGCCTGGAGCAGCTCGAACAGATGATGATCGAGAGGCACGCCGAGATCTGTGCGTCAGCCAACCAGAAACATGTGATCGGCTCAGGGTGGATAGCCATACCGGACGACGTGAGCTTGTCGGAGGCCAAGGCCAACGCCGTATTCACAGCGATGGGCGTCTGGCAGCAGGCACGCGCAGCATGAAACGAATGAAGCCGAACTTCGCCGCCAGAACGCGGCGAAGGGCCGAACACATACACCTACTTCCAAGCGGTATTCAACATGACTCCAATCTGGCGATATCTCACCCGCCCCGAAGGCATGACAGCGAAGATGCTGGCCGAATCATCCGGGATGACCATTCAGGCAGTTCGCGCTGACCTGGTTGAGCTTGAAACCCAAGGAAAGGTTGCTCGTGAGCGTGGTGCAATAGGCGCCTCCCATGTCTGGTGGCGTGCCGAACGTCGCCCGCTGGATGGGCTGGACGTGCTGCTGATCATGGCGCTGGCTGCTGAAATTCACGACTCGCCGGTCAAGCTCAAGGAAGTGCTGGCCGAGGTAGGCAGTCGAGCCAAGCACGCTGGACTGAAGAAGATCCTGTACATGTGTGCCACCTCAAAGGCGCCGCATAGATAGTCAGGCTGTCGGTACAGGAGTATGAGGCCGAGGCGTTTGTGGCAGCGCAGAGGGCAGCGTGATGGCTTTGAATCAGAAGCAGCGTGTCGGAGTAAGAGGTCATCCGTTGAAGACCGTGAGGTATGCAAGGGAGGTCGAACGAACCGTTTGTGGGAACGCTGAATTTGACGGTTTTGTCTGGCAAGAGCTTGAGGCTCTTAGAAAAGACCGGGAGCGCGCGACCGGCATCAAGTGGGCAATCGACCACATGTATCCACTAACTGGTGAGGCTGTATCCGGCCTACACACCGCCTCTAACTGGCAGCTCATTCCAGCATGGATGAATAACCAGAAGTCACGCAGGCCTTGGCTGTGCAACCCAGATGAGTGGATTTTGTGCATAAACAGGCCAGTGCTATTGGCTTTCTGGGGCTGGCGAACCTGGCGAAAGCTGGAAATCATTCAGCAGTACGAGGATGGAATGTATGGCTAAGACACCAGCCCAACGCCAGCAGGACAAACGAGACCGCGACAAGAAATCGAAGGAGGAGCGCGAGGCCATGCTCTTGTCACGGCGAATCGTCACGGACCTTTATCACAACGATGACGCCGCGCTGAAGCGAGTAATGGCCCGCGCCAAGATCGAGGAAGAGCAGGACATGATCTCTCGTCTGATCCGTGGCGCTGACCGTATCATCGATCAAGAAGAATTCGATTCACATATTCGCATTGCGTGATTGGCTGCCGTGACGGCTCAGAGGCTTCGAAGTCCTAGTTGCCGCTCTCATCGTCCTCCTCGTTCAAGATCTTTTCCGCTTTCCTTGCTGCCGTCGTGGCGAATTCGTAGCAGACCCAGAAGTCTTGATCGGTAACTGTGGTAGAACCTTCCAGATTCTCCTGGCAGCGTTTTAGGGCGTGAACAATCAGCCCGTCATGCAGCACATTGCGCGCAGCATCTTCCCCGTCTTTCAAGCGAACCGACTCTTCGAGCTGCTGAACTTCTTCGATCTTTCCGCGCAATGCTACTTTCGCGAACTCGTCGCGCTCGACGATCCTGGTCCACGAATGATCAACCAACTTCACTGACATTTCCAACTCCTTATGCCCGGCCCCATGCCGGTCACCACGTATAGCCCACCACCAACCTATTCGCCACCGAAATCAAGCGCATCAGACGCAACCTCGATCTCTCGTATAGCGGCAACAACAGACGGCGATACGCTCTTAGGCAGAAGCGTCAGCGACCCAATTGCCTGCTCGCAAAGCTCATCGACATCGACGTGAAGCTCGCGCGCTGCGTTCAGTACAGCTTCAAGCGCGATCGATAGCGCCAATTCCCGGTTCTCGCTCATGACCTTCTCCCTTCCTGTGGAGAGGTAAGCGTAGGCCATTCCCAGCCGCATGGAATCGAACCATGAGTCAGCAACAGATCAGGACCTAAGGTCATCCTTGGCGTAGATAGTCGCCCAATCAGGCAGGGGAGCCGCCTTCTTAGCAGCAAACATTATGGATGGAAGAGCCATTTGGAGCAGATCCCGCGCATTGATCAAAGCATCGCCCCAATGACTACGGTAAAAGTCCTTATTAAACTTGCTTATCGACTTCCACTCGACACTTTCTCTTTCTACAGAAGCGATAACGCCCTCTACCTCACCGATTGAGCGCGCTAAATAACTCGCGATGCTAATATCAATTGACACCAACATTTCAATGTCCTGCATCTTTATGCCGTCAAGATATACGCGCAAGCGTTTCACCTCCTCTCGAACGTCGTTGATTGGTTCGTCTGAATCAAGATTTTCAAAGTAGACCCAACCGCTTAACGCTCCTAACGCAGCATTCAGTGCCTCAGCTACAGGCCAAATCCGAGCGGCAACTATGGTTGACCTTACTTTATTGGCAGCCCGTACCTTTCGGTCAGAAGAGCCAGCCAAGTAGAGCGAGACAACTACCGCCGCTATGGTCCCCAGGGCGGAGAAAGTATCCCACGACATGGTGAGCTCGAAATTCATCATCGGCACTAGCTTAAAAAATATACCGCCGCTAATGAATAAAAGTAGCGAAACCACCCAAGGCATCCATGTCTTTTCCATAACCAGCTCTCAAATATTTGGGATGCAACATTATACCCCGAGGATCCCGCATGTCTGCTCACCAGAAGAAACACCCTTTCGATTTCAAAACGCAATACGGCCTTGGCTTCGATCCGCAAGACGATGAGATCGTCGTGGACTTCTTCTGCGGCGGTGGCGGCGCCGGTACCGGGCTGGAAATGGGGCTGGGCCGCAAAGTCAGCGTGGCGAAGAACCACAGCGCCAAAGCGATCAGCATGCACACCGTCAATCACCCAGGTGCGAAGCATTTCACCACCGATGTTTTTGATGGTGATCCGGATACGGAGTGCGGCGGCAAGGCGGTGGGATGGTTTCACATGTCGCCGGACTGCACGCACCATAGCCAGGCAGCTGGCGGACAGCCGCGCAAGCGCGAGATCCGAAACCTGTCATGGATTGGCCTGAAGTGGGCTGGCAAGAAAAAGCCTCGAGTAATCAGCCTGGAAAATGTGAAGCAAATCCTTCAGTGGGGCCCGCTGATCGCCAAGCGCGACAAGGAAAGTGGCCGGGCCATCAAGCTGGTGACCGTTCTGAACGCCAAGGGGAAGGAAGTCATCGAGAAGGTTGTCGCCGCCCCTGGCGAGGTTGTTCCGGTAGGCCAGCAGTTTCTGGTTCCCGATCCGAAGCGCCGCGGCACTACCTGGCGCCGGTTCGTACATATCCTGGAAGGCATGGGATACGCCGTCGAGTGGCGCGTCATCAAGGCCTGCGACTTCGGCGCGCCGACAAGTCGGGAGCGCCTGTTCATGATAGCCCGGTGTGACGGCCAGCCGATTGTGTGGCCAGAGCCGACACACGCCAAGAAACCCTGCAAGGGCCAACAGAAGTACCGGACCGCCGCCGAGTGCATCGACTTCAGCGACCTGGGCAAAAGCATCTTCGGCCGGAAGGACGAACTGGCCGACGCCACCAAGCGCCGCATCGCCAAGGGAATGAAAAAGTTCGTCATCGACAACCCTGCCCCATTTATCGTGCCGATCGCAAACTGGTCGACTGAGACGGTGCAGTCAATGGATGAGCCACTGCGCACAGTGACGTCGTACCCGAAAGGTGGTTCGTTCTCTGTCGTCAGCCCAGTGATCGCGCCAGCAACGCACCAGGGCAGCGACCGGATCAACGATCCGCTCGAACCTCTGCCGACCGTGACCTGCGCCAACCGCGGCGAACTGACATTGATCAGCCCTACCCTCGTGCAAACCGGTTACGGTGAACGCGAAGGCCAGCAGCCGCGCACACAGGATATGGATCAGCCTCTCGGAACGGTAGTCGCCGGCGGCGTGAAGCACGCGCTGGCAGCAGCGCACTTGGTCAAGTTCCGGTTCAACGACGAAGGCAAAGCGTTGAACGAGCCGCTTCCCACAGTCACCAGCGGAGGTAACTACCAGCGCCCGGCAGGCGCAGCGCACGCCATGGGCATAGCCACCGCGTTCATGGCCCAGATGAATGGCGGCTTCAACACCACCGACGCGAAAAGTCTCAACGACCCGATGACCACGGTGACGAATACCGGCAGTCAGCAGCAACTTGTGACGGCGAGTCTCCTGCACCTGCGCGGGAACTGTGACGCCCGGGCGGTGGATGAACCCCTGCACACCGTCAGCGCCGGTGGCACGCACCATGGCCTGATGACTGCCTTCATGGAACGTCAGTTCGGCGCCAGCGTTGGCCAGGCACTGACCGACCCATCACCGACGATCACTGCCGGTGGTGGCGGAAAGAGTTCACTGGTCAGCTTCGAGTTGTCGCCAGAGCATGAAGAAGGCGCCCTGCGGGTTGCTGCGTTCCTGATCAGCTACTACGGCACGGAGAACATGAGCACCTGCGATCAGCCGGCGCCCACGATCACCACCAAGGACCGGCTTGGCCTGGTCACCGTCATGGTCAAGGGCACGCCCTACGTGATCGTCGACATCCGGCTGCGGATGCTGCAACCGGCCGAGCTATACCGGGCGCAGGGCTTCCCGCCGGACTACATCATCACGCACGGCGCCGAAGGCAAGCGGTTCACGAAGACCGAACAGGTCCACATGTGCGGCAACAGCGTCAGCCCGCCTCCAATGGCCGCCCTCGCCCGCGCCAACGATCCATGGCGCTCTATGCGACATCAGACCATGGCGGCTTGACCTTCACCCTAACTGAGGATTGAGAGCCGCATGAACATACAGCCGTTGGCGTTGAGCACTCATTGCCCGCGAATCGCGATTGTTTGATCGCTAGTCAGTCATCAAATTCGAAGTGGTCACGAAGGAGTTGGATAGCAACCGCCATGCAGCTTTTCAGGATACCCAGCGTGAATTCCAGATGGTATGTGGAAGGTCCTGAAACTAAAGAAAAGCCACCACTCTCATGCTTAACAAATGATGAGTCCATTGACCTGAAAGTTGCATGGCTTGCGGCGCTGGAAAAGCCTCGATAGATCGTGTCATAAAATGGCATGAGCCCTGCAATTCGAGCAGCATCATGAGCGGAAAAACCAGGTCCATCGCCGTCAGCCCTGTCGATTACCGGTTGCAAATCCAGCAAGTTTTGCTCGGTCAAACCTAAAGCCGAGCACGTTTCGATCATGGCTGCGGCCTGCTTGCGTTCAGCGATATCCCCCTCCCTGGCTATTCTGGTGAAAACAGAAGGATCGTTAATAAGCGCTCCGGCATAAAAAATCACTTCCGCGGCAGTTCGCGTTAGCGTCTGAGCTTCAACTACCAATCCCCTTTCGCAGAGAATCACGGCAGCCTGGCTGTTTCGTACCGCACGCTGCAAAAACACCAGCGATGCAAGCATGTGAGGTTCACTCCCTTTTATGGTCGCAGCCATGATGAGCCCCTGCGCGATATCGGAATAACGCTCGACCCCCTCAAAGTCTTGGCTGTGGTCCATTCGGTATTTAGCTACCACAAACGCCAGCGCCGGCGACAGGAACCCCCGCTCGTCAAGACTCGCTCTGATTGCTTCATCGTCCATGAAAACGCCTTAAAGGTTAGTTAGGAGAAAAAATAAGCTATCGACATACCTGCACCAAGCAACGAAAGCGATTAACCCCGCCGTCCCTTCGGCCCCACCCTAACCCACTGCCTGCTGCGTATGCAGGCCTGCCAGTTACTGGGACACTTTCTCGTCGTGATGAATCTTGAGGGCGGCAAGCATTTGTAAAAGCATTAGGTAGACGAAACCGCACACTAAGCCGATCCACCATGATGTTGGAACCGTCAAAGTCTCTGAAAGCATCAGCATCTCAGCGCTCTTCGCCGGCGCGAAATCACGAAGTCTCGAGCTATCGAGTCTTATTGCGAAGTCCCATATCTGGAAGCAAGTCTGAAAGATGATAAAGGCGACCAACACAACCCAGTTGGGAAGCATCTGGTAAAGCTTCGGCGCTGACCAAGCGACTTTCCCTATGCCTACTACTGCTGCCAGCGCCAAGCCCCACATAAACGTTTCCATACCGCCCTCCTTGTTAGGCAGGGAATGGTAGCAATACAGAGCAAAATTTTCTCCAAATCTCCTATTCATCCATCTACATACCTGCCGGTATAAGGCGGGCGAGGAATTCCTATGCGCGAACAAAAGATCGTGATGTTCAATTCACCTGACGCCGCGAGCTTCGAGACCGTGAGCGGCTGGGTAGACGCCAACGGCCGCTTCTGGGGCAAAGACGAGGACATGGCCCGCTACTGCGGATCCACTCATCGGTACTGCAAGAGCAACCCCGACCATCCGATTCATGCCACAAACGGATGGTGCGAAACCTGCCGGACCGAGCGGATGGACAAGAAATTTGCCGAGATGCAGGTCCGGGACTGGGCTGGCGAACCGTTGGTGATCTACGACGGGGACACCTATTTCTTCGATGCTGACTCCCTGCGCGATTACCTGATCGACTCTGAGGACGAGCCCGAAGACGCGCGGCTGTGCATATGCGAGCCCAATATGCCGCGAGAGATCGATCCGGCGGATTATTTCAGCGATGACCTGCCAGAAGATGGCGAGCTGCATGACGACCAACTGCTGGCGGCGTTTGATCTGGTGAACGAGATGATCCGCAAATCTGGCCCTCTCTCTTGGTCCCAAGGAGAGTATGTGGCGCGGCTCGATCCGGCCTTTCTGGCAGAAATTAAGGCTGAGCGCGAACAAGCCGAAGTACTTAACCCCGCATGAGCCCCACACGGAGGTAGCCAACATGAAGCGCGAACTGATAAAGATCAGCGAATTCCGCCGCCGGCGCTGGGGGGAGAACGGCACGCCGCCCTGCTCCCAAGCGATCCGCAATTACATCCGAGACGGCAAGCTCCCAGGCGAGCAGATTGGAAAACTCTGGTATATCGATTGGGCGGCCTTCAACAAGTCCGCCGGAAACGAGCTCGTAGCGATGGTATTGAAAGGAGCTGCATGATGGTGCCACGGCCGCGTAACAAGTCGAACAGAGGCTTGCCGCCGAACCTCTACATGGATGATCGGCGCGGAACATACCGGTACCGCCGGCCAACCGATGGAAAGTGGTTTCCGTTCGGCGCTGATCGGGTCAAAGCGGTAGACGCGGCCAAGCAATTGAACCTCGCCTTCATGCAAGGGGCCGACCTGGTTAACGCAGTGATGGGTGAGTCTGCCGAACTGTTCACCGCATTCCTGACCCAGTATGAAGAAAAGGTGTTGCCTCCTCGCGAGCTCTCCCAGGGGACGCTCGACCTGTACGGGGTGCACTTTCGACGTTTTCGGAAGGCGTTCGAAGGCAAGGCTATCGACCAGATCACAATTCGCATGATCGCCGAGCTGCTGGATTCGGTAACGCCTCGTACTGCAAACCAGTGCCGCGCACTGCTGATCGATATATTCAACCACGCCGCGGCGAAGGGGCTGTGCCCCGACAACCCCGCGATGAGCACGATCAGCCGGATCGAAAAGAAAGCCCGCAAGCGCCACACCGTCGAGGGCCTGAAATCCATTCGGGAGAAATCGCCCGTTTGGCTGCAGAACGCAATTGACCTTGCGCTGATTACAGCGCAGCGGCGCACCGACATTCTGTCTATGAAGTTCGAAGACGTGAAGGATGGATACCTCTACGTGGTGCAGCAGAAGACCGCCAAAGCTTCAGACATGGCATGGATCCGGTTCAGGGTCACACCAGAGCTTCAGCGGGTCATCAGCCATTGCCGAGACAACATCGTCTCCCCGTTTCTGATCCACCGACGGCCGGATCGAAAGAGACAGAAGCAGGCTGAAACGAAAGAGCACTGGACCAAGATTGAGGAACGGTATCTGACCAGGGCTTTCAAGGAAGCGCGGGAGGCAGCGGATTGTTACAAGGGATGGAAAGAAGAAGAGATGCCGGGCTTCCATGAAGTCAGAGCGCTTTCGCTGCACCTGTACAAGAAAGCCGGAAAAGATGGGCAGAAGATCGCCGGCCACGCCAGCGAGGAGATGACCAAAAACTATCAGAAGGATCACGCGGAAGTGGTCTGGTCAGAGGCGGTACCCGACCTCGATATCAGCGAAATCGCCGGATAG